CTGAGAGATTGGATAAGATGGGTGATCATCACAATGCACTATTGAAATTGGTAAGAGAGAAGGCACCAGATATTTACGTTGAGTTTTGCAATATGGAGATTAAGTAATGGAACCGAATTTGAAGCAACAGATAAATGAATTGCTGTTCCAGGTATTGAATGAGAGAACAACGCTGAAAGAGTTTGACGAGATCGCTTGCAGTATCTATAAACAAATTTTAGATCATAATGATGAGATGACGAGGAAAGAATGAAAGCGAATATCGAATTTAATTTGCCAGAGGAACAAGATGAATTTGAATGCGCCGTTGATGCAACGAAGTGGAAGAAAGTGTGTGAAGATTTTGCTAATAAACTCAGAAACCATTGGAAATATGGCGCTGACGTAAATGCAGAGGGTTTGATAAATCTTGAGAAAATCAAAGAAGAATTCTTTGACTGCCTACATTCTGAGGGTCTTAGTCTCTAGGTAGATGTGGAAACATATCATCATACTCACTAGAAACCATCTTACCGTCTATCATCTTAGAAGCAATCCGGGGCTGCAATACTTGATTTCTCGGTGAGATCACATCGAGAATACAAGGCAACGGATTATCTTGCATTCTTTCGATAGCTCCACGAAGACTGGACACATGCTTTACATCTTCATAATCTATCCCATAAGCAGAAGCTACATCGCTGAGCTGCGGAAGACCCAAGCCAGTATTCATTCCTTCTCCAATATGCCTACCATCTTGGAAGTTCTTCTGGGTTTGTCTGATCAATAGGTATCCGTCATTGTTTACCACTATGATCTTTATGGGCCAACCATTCCTTGCTATAGTACCTAATTCTTGGATATTGAATTGAATTGAACCATCTCCAGTGATGCAGTAGACAGATGGATCTGCTTCTTTCTTCCTAGCCTCTGCCACTCCAATTACTGCTGGCATATAACCCATGGTAGACAGACCTCCGGTAATGATACACCGTTGTCCTTCCTTAACTCTAAAGGCTTGAGCAAACGCATGGAAACAAGAACCTGTGTCTACTACAAACACATCACCTTCTCTACTCAACTGCGACAATATATCCATTAGAACATAAGAATTGATACCGTCGCCTACATCTCTTATATATTCTTTTAAGCATACCGGGAATTGAAATTTCCAACTCTGAGTCACAAATCTCCATCTCTCTGTATTATATGACTCAGGTAGCCTGTACCGTACCATCTGGACAAACTCTCTGGCATCCATCTCTATCTTCAGGTCTATGTTCAAAGAAGGTTTTTCTAATTCATCCCAGTCTATGTCTACCATTATCTTCTTAGCTTTCGGTGCAAACTTGTCATAATCATGACCAATAAGCCCGATAGCCATTCTACATCCAATGGATATAAGCAAATCACAATTGTTTATTGCGAAGTTAGCAGCTCTGTCTCCATAGGTTCCAGGGTGGCCTACAAAGCAAAAGTGATCGTAGGGAACTAGATCCATCCCTAGTCTACTGGTAACAATAGGGATGTTATGTGTCTCAGCCAAAGCAAGTAGTTCAGTCCTAGCACCAGATACCCTTACGCCAGCGCCAGCTAGGATTAAAGGCTTCTTAGACTTGAGGATCAAGTCCATTGCTTTGTCTATTTCTGATCTATTGTTTAGTTTGATCTCCATAGGGCTATACCCTACCTGTAGATCAGGGTCCATTTGCATCCCTTGAATATCGAGAGGCACTTCAAACCATACAGGTCCTGGTCTACCCTGTTTTGCTTTGTAGATGCACTTCTCTAGCTCATACTTTACACGGTCTACATCTTCGATCATGATGAAGTATTTGACTACATGCTCAAATATAGGTTCGGTATCCCAACCTTGCAATGGAAATTGTCTGACGTTAGTTACTCTGGCTTGGGATAATTTCGATTGACCAGCGAGGATTATACACGGGGAGCCATCAACGTAAGCACCGGCTACCGAAGTGAGCGTGTTGAGCGCCCCAGGGCCAGCCGTGACCATTGCCACACCAGGTCTCCCGGTGAATCTCCCCAAGGCTTCAGCCGCCATGACTGCAGCTTGCTCGTGATTATGGCAGACGAATTGCATCTCTGGATGGACACAAATTGCATCGGTTAGATGCATTATCATCCCACCTGAAACCATAAAGATTGTCTCTACGCCTTCTGCGTACAGTCTTTGTATGATGTAATCAGCTACTCTCATTACCTACTCAACCTTTCTGCTACCTCAAGTATGATATCTTCTTGTCCCCCAACTATTCCTCGTTTGCCTAGCTCGCGGATAACTTGGTGTGGGTTGACGTTATACCTCTCTGAGACTCTGATAATGTGCTTGATAAATCCTGAAAACACACCCGATATTCCACTGGTGATACATTCATTAGAAATGCTGTGAGTTTTAGCGAACAGTTTCTCAGCTAGGAGTACAGCATCAAACAACTTATCTAGGTTTATACCACAATACTCACGGTAGATAGAGACCAGTATTTCAATGGGAGTATTACCTGCTCCAGCTCCAAAACCCTTAGCTGTACCGTCAATAATGGTGGCTCCTGCCCCGATTGCTTCCAGGCTATTCGCAACGCTTAGGCCGAGATTATTATGGGCATGAAAACCAATAGGTATTGGGAGGTATTTGGACAGTTTGGAGATCCGCAGTCTCACATCATCGGGGAACATCGTGCCAGCGGAATCCATCAAAATGACAGCTTCCGCTCCATATCTCTCCATCTTTTCTGCTTCCAATAACAACGCTACAGATTCTAGCATGTGAGACATCATCAATACACCATAAGGTATCTTACCTGCAGCCCTTACATGCCGGATATGCCGTTCAGTTATGTTAGCTTCAGAGCAATGACAAGCTATTCTAAAGATGTCAGCTCCTGCCTCGATTGCAGGTTGGATGTCTTTTTTGATCGTGGCAAACCCAGGTATGGCAAAGACTTGTAGCTTGGCTTTCTTTAATGCTGATTTAGCAGCTCTAAGCATATCGAAGTCGGATTCTTTTGATTCCCCGAGCTGAAGGGAACTAGCACCAAGTCCATTACCATGGCCTACTTCTACAGCATAAATTCCAGTTGCATCTAAGGCTTTACAATATTGCGTTATATGGTCTACGGATAATTGGTGAGAAGCTGCATGATTCCCATCTCTCAAGGTAACATCTGTAAAGGTGACTCCTTTCATACTCCCCCCTTTTCAATTTCTTCAGCCAGTGCTATAGCAGCACAGTTGATAATGTCCAGGTTTCCGGCATAGGTTGGAAGATAATCTCCTCTCCCTGTTACCTTTATCGTCACACAAATCCTGCCATTCTCAAGTATAGGCCAAAGGATTATCTGATACCCCTGAACATACACTTCCATTTCTTTTTCAAGAAACTTGAGACAATTATTCAAAGTATTCAAGTTGGCCATTTGTACTTTTGCATAGATAGTAGTTTGCATATCAATAGGGGGTTGAGCGGGGTTGAGATTTAGTATTGCTTTTGATCTAGTCACTCCAGTGAACAATTTGATAGCACTCTCAGTGGCGTGGATGTACTCATCCAGATTGGCGCGCGTTGCAAGCCCCGCACTGTATGATGAAATACTAGATACCACTTCGATATATTCTACCTTAAGTTGAGTCTTACTTATGGCCCATGCAATTGGGATGGCAGCTTGTCCACCGCATGTGATCAAACTTAGATTGTTATAGTTCAAGCATTCCAGCATATTTATTGCGGGGATGCAAGACTTCCCAATCTTGGATGGAGTCAAGTCAATGACACGAATACCGAGCTTAGATAGCACTTCATTATGGATCAAATGAGACTCAGCAGAGGTGCAGTCAAAGACCATTTTGCAGCATTTAGGATTATCTTTGATATAGTCTATCCCTCTATCGCTGCATACGACTCCTGTTTTTGCGCCCACCGCCATTCCAGGGGAATCGAAGTTCCTTCCAAGAAAAGCAGTGCATTCTAAATGCTTCGACCTCATTACTTTGATCAGTAGATCCGTACCGACATTCCCGGTCCCTAAGATTGCAACCTTCATGATATTTTCCTCCGAAAAGAAGATACCTTAAGATTGTGAGAAGTTCAAGCAGTGTCTATAGATTAGACACCTAAAAGGGGTTGACAAAGGGTCCGGGAGGGGGTAGGCTTGACTCTCCCCTGCGAGGACCGCCAAGTTGGAAAAGGTTTTCCTATCAGGCACTTTCGCACAATATGAAAGGTTCCCACTATGTCGTTTCAGAATCTCGATCTGACCAAAGTCTACCACAAGTATGCAGAAAAAACTAAGGGTGAAGTTATCGTAGAAGGGTTCTTTATTGGGTCCACTCAAGGAACCTATGGGATCCAGCATAATTTCCGTACACTGGACGGGAAACTTCATGTGCTTAACTCTGCTGGTCATCTGAATTACGCTGTAGAACAGCTTACCGTAGGCAACTTTTGTCAAATTAGATATGACGGGGAAATCCGTCTGACCAAAGGACCTATGGCCGGTAAGAATGCTCACCAATTCCTCGTTGCAGTAGACCCCGATCGCAAAATGGGTGTAGACCCTACTCCTGTGCCTATCGAGGAACCCAAGCCCGACAATGACGATCCATTGTTCTAATCTTTATCTGGAAAGCATACCCAATGACAGATGAAAATCAGGTAAAGTATATTTCCTATTCAGCATCCAATACTCTCTTAGGGTGTGAGCGGAAATATTGGTTTGAGAAGGTAGTAAAACAAGCGTATGACGCAGACTACTCTGATGATAAAGAAGCTCTTTGCGTAGGCAAGGCGTATCATCAAACTCTTGAATTGTCCAAGCATAGCTCGAAGAATTACAGCGATGAACTTCTCAACAAAGCTATCAAAGAGAATAACCTCTCCGATCATCATCGCTACATCGTCTTTGCCTCTCTCATTGCATACTACAAACTCAGAAGGGGATCGGCTCTCCAGTGTATCGCTTGTGAAATCAAGGTAGGCAATGAACAATTCGTAGGGTATATCGATGCCGTCCTTGTGGATTCCTATGGCAACTGGTGGATCTGTGACCTCAAGACCTCTGGACAAATTCAGGAGGGGATGTTCGCTAGGCTCACTATGGACACGCAACTTAATCTGTATGCCTACTTTGCATCCCAGGTAGCAGAACAACTCAATCTCTCCATGGATCAATTCATGGGAGTAAGGTATTGCGTTGTCGGTAAGTCGAGGATGAAGGTCAAGCCCACTGAATCTCTCATTGAGTTTGCTACGAGAGCCAACGTAACCTGTTATGATATTGAGATAGAGAAGCAGGACATGCAACCTGTTGCCGCATTTAATTCTATGATGCGGTTATTGGACAGAGCTAATGCACTGACAGAAGTAGAAATAGTTCCTAATAGGAACAATTGCATTCAGTATAGCTCACCGTGTCCGTATTGGTCGCAGTGTCATAATGGCAAGACTTATTCAGCCTGCTGTGAAGCCGTGAAGTCTTTTGATCAAAACTCAATCAACGATCGAAGTCGGATTCCAGCGGTTACTGTAGTGGAAAATGACTTAGATATTTTAGCATAAGAAGGATAAGTACAGTGAAAATAGCAATTAAAAATCTCGCAGTTGATGTGTACCTTGGGATTATTCGTCTACAAATTGAAATCTCAAACGAAGTTAACTCTCTCGACTGCAACTTTTTTCATCCGGTAAGCAATGAAAAGAAACCCCTCCCTGCTGAACTGGAGTCGTGGATTTTTGCAAAACAAATCCACGCAGAGCAGATCTTCAATGGAAGATTCTCCGCAAAGTCTGTTGTCGGATCGATTGAACCTTCCAAAGTACCTGGGATGCCTATTGATAGCGGTGTGCCTGTTCAAGCTCTCGTGGAACCTTTGGCTCCTGTGCCGCCACCTCCACCCGTGATCCAAGCGGCAAAACCGCCGGTCATGGCTGCAGGGGTTCCACTCTCCGGTCCCAAGGGGATTCCTCCACCCCCTCCAAAACCGCCCGCACCGCCGCCTCCTAGCCCCGTAGCGACACCGAAACCAGTACCGCCTCCACCAGTACCACCCGTAGTTAAGGCAGATAGTCCTTCAGGAATACTTTACGGGAGAAACAATCCAGAACATACTAATCACCTAAGAGCTATCTTGGTTGCTAAGTACGGTAAAGACTGGTCTACTGATCTTCCGGTCAAGCTCAGAGCACAAGCTATGATCCCATTGCTTGACGGTAATGTCGTTATTCTGGCTGCAGACGGTAAGACTGTACATCCTTCTTTCCCACAGAAGGTGATAGACTTTATGGATGCAAAGCTTCATTCATTCTAATTTTCCGGTAGTCGGTCTCCAAGCAATAAACTTTCGTCAATCAAACCTCAGCGACGGAACACGTTAGATACCGGCTACCTTTCCTTTTAGGAGACACTATGTCATTTACAGAAGAACTTAGAAAGACTATCGAAGATTTTAGTAAGAAGCATAACAAGAAAGTGTTCATCATCGGCGTTCTGGATAATGATGAAGAGGATTTTGTTACGTGCATCTACGGTACAGCTAGTATGGGAACACTGGCTAAATGCCACCTGTCTATGGGGGCAGCATTGGCAGATACTATAAAGGACAAGGCTGAATCTGAATGTGGTTGTCCTGAATGTATTAAAGAGAGGGGAGATGTAAATTGAACCCAGAAGGAATAAGTAATATCGCTAGAAATCAACTAGAGATAGACCTAAAGATTGCTTTGACAAAGATTATGGCAGACCATGGAACCAATGTTCTTATGTTGTCTTACCTGAAGAAAGAAGGTGACGAAAACACCTTTGGATTGTTTATCTTTGGTTTGGGAAGTAGGAGAGATCTTACTGCAATGCATGCAAATAGTGGCAAGAGTCTGCAGCAGATTGTTGCAGGTAAAGTGGGTCTAACCCCTGTAGAGGGAGACATGAACTGATGTCTGCTTGTTTCAATTGCTTTTGGTACAGCGGGATATCTTATCTTAGTAGTAACCCCTGCAGTTGGGTTGAAGAGTTTCAGCATCCATCGCAAGGAAGACCAGCTGATTGTCCTCTTAGGGCCGATGAACAGTATAAGAAACAACTCCAAGAAGAAGTGAGAAGAATGATGGAAGAGAAGGGATTAGCAGGAACTATGTTGAGAGTCAATAATAATGTCTATGTAGTAGACTGGATTCTGTTTGACGATAGCGACAGTGTGCTGTCTAACGGTAAGAAAATATTCTCTTCACAGTGTAAGGCTAAAGAGTTTATCCGCACACTTGAAGCAGCTAGGGATACATTGAAAATCAATGTTCTAAAACTCAGAATCACTGAAGCTTCGATGACACTAGACTCATGACTATCATCCTGTACCAGCATCAATTGGAAACGTACGATAGGCTGGTAAAAGAAAAGTACCTGCTTATCGGATCAGAGCAGGGTACAGGAAAGTCCTTTCCTGCAATTAAACTAGCCTGTGAACTTAAAAGACGCTGTGTCATAGTGTCTCCCGCGTACCTTTGTGAAAACTGGTATCGTGAGACTAAGGTTTGGGACGAGAACGCTGATGTCTCTATCTTTCCCAAGATGGCACGCATAACAATTATCAGCTACGACAGAGCATATAAATCCACTCAGTTGTTCCAATCTATTCAATGTCTAATTCTAGACGAGGTACAGAAGATTGCCAACCTGAGTACCAAGAGAACAAAAGCTATACATGAAGCAGTAAAACTCTACCGTCCTGAATATGTGGGCCTACTCTCTGGAACACCTATGCGGAATAGAGTACCGGAACTCTATTCTCCTTTAACCCTTCTAGATTATGGCAGAGAGATGGGTTTCAAAATTGCATTTCCATCTCAGTTTATGTTCAATATGACCTTCTGTGAAATGTTTAATCAGAAGATAGGGTTCAGGTCTATAACGCAGTTCAGGGGATGCAAGAATGAGGACCTACTGAAAAAATGGCTGCAGCCAGCGATGATCAGATATAAATTGGATGAGTGTACGGATATCCCGGAAGTCGTATACTGCAATAGAACTATAAATGCAGATGTGGATAGGGACCTGGAACTTCTCATGGGCACCTCTGTAGATAGAATCCTCGAAGGAGGATGGGAGAATATAGCGATACCTGATACCCCTCCTGCACACATCATGTCGGCTAAGATGGAATCAGCTATGATGAAGGCTCCATCTACAGTGGAGATTGTTCTAGAGGAACTAGAATCCAATAACCCAATTGTAGTATTCTCTGATCATGTTAGACCTGTCCACATGATGGCCGAAGCATTGAGGGAGAAGAAGTTTAAGGTCGCTACGATTACTGGTTCTACTCCAATGAAAGAGCGTGACAACAATGTTCAAGCATTCCAAGCTGGAAAGCTAGACGTACTTATTGGGACCATAGGTGCTATGTCCACAGGGATAACGCTCACAAAGTCTAGGGTCTGCATTTTCAACGATATGTCGTGGGTACCAGCAGATAACATGCAGGCTGTGGGAAGAATTAGACGTATCACTCAGACAAGAAAATGCCTCGTTATCCAAGTGACCCGTAAAGGGATTGATTCTAAGATAACGAGGATGCTGAATGAGAAGGCAAAGACCATTAAATCTATTATAGATTCAGCTAGTCCTTCTTAGGTCTAATCTTCATCATATCTATCAAATTCTTCATTCTCTCAGGGTCACCCTTCTCAAACATCTTAGGATCTAGGTCTTCTGGTTTCTCATAGATTGGCTCAAGTATCTTGCCTGCTGTACTCTTGTCTACTCTTCCAAGTGCTCCAGACTTAGCTAAGATGTCATAGGTTTCATCCCATTCCTGGAAGCTTCTATCCATAGCTTGAGCTTGTGCAGCCAAGTCGTCTATTTCTTCTTTGCTGTAACCCAGAGCGGGTCCAACATCGTTGTACCATTTATCATAGAAGAAAGAGTTATCAGGTCCGGTGTACTTATTGAATCCAAACTTGACAAGTAAATCCTGCCAGGGATAGTAATGCTCTTTAGCCTGCGATTCACGTTGTCTGAGTACGTCAAACCCTACTTGCTCTGAGGCACTCATTGCCTCGCTCATTTCGTATTCTCTTCTCATATTTCTCATGATGTATGCGATCTTGAGAGGACCGATATCTTTGATAAGCCAAGAAGAGAACACGTTGCTGCGAAACATGGTATCACCGAACATGTTCCACTTCATTGTACTGTAGTAATCCTGGAGTTTGATAATCTCCATGTCTATTTCTTGAGCTTCTTTGAACTTGCCTTCTTTATGTAGAGCATTCCTATTGCTTCTCATGATATTGACTTTGGACTCCAGAAATGGGAGTTCTTTAGTCACAGATTCATAACCCATAGCTGAGGATGTTTCTATCCAATCTTTAATAGCTACACCACCGTAGGCCAGACTTGAACTCCACATATCCTGGACACCACGGGATGAAAGAGGAACTCTCATTTCAGAAGGAATAGCCAAGGGAACCGCCCTGTCGATATCTTTGAACCCGTAACCAAAAGCTGCGAGTTGGTTCTCATGACCCTCGAAGAGTTTAGAAAGCCAGTATTCTCTCTCTTCTCTCTCCTTATCCAGTTTAACCTTCTCCATCACGGATTGTCCAAAACCGTTCTTGAGGAAGTAAGCGGCTCCCATCATTCCTACCAAACCAAACCCGCTAGCATAGACCATTCCTTGCAAGGGCAATGGCATATTTGTGTTACCTGTCTTCCTAAGCATCGACTCGAATCTAGCTATTCTATTTGCAGTGAATCTAGCTGCATCTACTGAGTTGATTATTACCTTGTACGGACCTTGAGTAATAGCAGAATAGAACAGAGACATCTTAGGAAACAGAGGTGAAATGTTATTGATCATAATGGGTGCGGATAATGGACCGAACTTACCGATCACCTCTGAATGAAAGGTCTGCATAAAGTTCTGTGCAGCAACGTAGGGGGTTCCAGCCTTTACTGCTTTATCTATAGCTAACACCTGCGCCCATACCACGTTAGTGGGGGCTGATCTTAGACTATCTTGAATCAACTTGGCTGCTAGCTGTCTGGAATCTGATCTTCCAGATACTAGCAATACTTTAGCTGCCTCGTAGACAGTAGCCGCATTCTCAAGGGCCATGTGAGAGATGGCAAGTTCAAGGTGTTCTTTTGCATTTCGAGTGAGTAAGTCTTTCCCTTTCTCCCAGAAAGATTGCCATGAACTGGCGTATCCTACCCCTCCCATTTTTGTGCCAGGTCTAACATCCAGCAATGCCCTCTGAGCCATTACTGTATTTCTGTGGTCGGCATCTATCAATCCTGCCAAAGTTCTATTGATTATAGGACCGAGGTTGGCTCGGTTACTAAGTGCTGTGGCATCTTTTCTAAACAGAACTTGAGAGGTGAAAGACCACCCAATCCTTGCCGCAGAAGCAAAGAACTTAAACACATAGTCAGGAGCAATACCAAATGCTGCACCAGGGATACCGCCTAAAGAAAATCCAGCTACCCCAAGACCTACTCTTACCGGAGCCTTTACATACTTCGGGACTCCCCTTAATGCACTAGACCCTGACTGAGTTAGCATGAAGTTTATTGCAGTAATTGCATTGTAGAATAAACTCAGAGGATTAGATAATCTTGTGGTCAATGCAGCAGCATTGAGAAAGAGATCCGTGAGAGGCTTAATGACAACGAGGGTAGCGAGACCACCAGGGACTTTTCCCGCTATGTTGTAAGCTGCCCGAGTGAGGGTTGTCTCAAGATGGTAGAATTTGTTATCCAGTCTGGCAAACTGTTTCATATCTCTACCACCGGCCATGAAAGTCTTGACATAGCTGTCTACTTTTTCATACCCCATACTCTTAGTGAGTAATCTGTATTTATCCAACACGGTCCTTGAGTGGGCTAGATATGCTCCTTTGATTATTCGTCTAGAGCTTTCTTGCAGTGTCAGTACAGGGTGTGAGATGTCAGAGGCATCGTCCAATCTGTTAGCCTTGGCGATTTGTCCTGCTTCTGAGGTACCAAATGATCGTGAGAAATCTTCACCTGTGTATAGAGTATCGGACAAATCATCGATATCATAATTTCTAATCTTCTCGTTCATGACACGTTGTTCGCGCCATTTCTTTGGGGGTATGTATGTTTTGGTTTGAGCGTACCTCTGGTCTGCATTCTGCTTCTCCAAGATACTGACATGCTCACTAAATACCAAAGAATCCATATCCCTGAACCATTTACGTTCTGACCATACAGTTTCCCAGAAGTGCTCATCCTTCTCTGAGAATTCTTTCAGATAGTCAAAGTCTTTATTCGCTTCGTCAACTATTCTTTGGTAATACTTTGCTCTCTCCTTCGGAGGAAGCTTAGATATATGGTCAGCATCGTATTGTCTTCGGAGTTCTGTATGCCTTGCTATAAACCCTCTTTTATTGTTATTGGTATAGATACCTTGAGTGTTCTCATTTTCTACCATAAACATCTGCTGAATAACCTTACCCTTGCTGGTAAGGTAGTGCCCACCTTCGTATCCTCTATGCCCGTCGTAGAAGCCCGAGAATCCAGCCATACCATCTATCTTCTTAAGGGCTAAGGTGACATCTTCTCCCCAGTTCAGAATAGCTCTATGGCGAGAGGACACACGCTGACTCCATATCTTATAGATCGCTCTATCGCCTTTTCTATTATCTTCTGCGAATGTAGCAAGGCCCTGGACTGAGGCATAGCCTGTCCTAACTGCCATCTCATGCTCGCCCATAGTAGCTGTCCACCAGCCTTCATAGGCACTGCGATTAAGCTCTTTGAGCTTCGCTTCGGCACTAACCTGGAGCCGTGTCAGGTTGAGATAGCCTCTCTGCAAATCCTTCCAAGCATCAAAGGCATTGGTAGGGACGAGAAATTGAGCTAGAAGCATTTCCTTGTCCATCTCTTTACCAAAGATCTGTTGGTGCATCTCCGATAACCCTTCCAGCATTCCTTCTGGCAAGTGTGTCAGAGCAGCTTTAATATTTGAGATGTGAGCTTCCATCACGTTTCTATACTCTGCCGGATTCTCTATCTTGCGGAGCTTATATGCCAAACCCCCTGTCAATTCCATGAACATTTCATATTTACGCTCATGACTGAATGGCATATTCTCTGTGAAATCATTCCAGAGAGGAGATAAATCTCTCATAGCTCGGATAGCGGAGGTTCTGAATCTCTCAATGTTGAATTCATTGATAGCGTGAGAAGCCTTAGCTAATGCGGTGAAGAAAGAATCTGAATCCCCGTATTCGACTACATTCTTAACTGATTTCTCTATATCTAGAACCCAAGACCTCTCCCTATTGTACTGCTTCAATGCTTTATGAAATAGAGTTGTGGAAGAGGTGTACCCTTTGGCGGTATTCTTAAGTTCTTCTTTAACCATTCTAAGTTGGTCTTCAAAAGCTTTAATATCTTGAGGTCTATCGCCCATAGCGGATTCTTCTATAAGGCTTTCGATATCCGATTTCTGCTTTCTAAGATTTGCGCCTGTCACTGTGTCAGTTAGCTCTTTGTACTCAGCGGTGAGGTTCTCAGGAATAGCTCTCCCCATAGTCATATGGTTTGATATCTTTTCCAGATTGACCAGCATCTTTCCTTCGTTTTCAGCAGGGAAAGATTTATCAGTCAATAAGTCTCTGTGATGCTCAATGATATTAGAATGAATATCGGGTTGATCGTTCCCATTCTTGAAGATATAATTGACAAGATTGGATGGTCTGTAGGAAGATTGACTTGAGAGTCTTCTCTGCTTTACAGCGTACTGAGATTGGGTTATTGAATCCTCCATGGAAGAAAGAATCATTTTCTCTCTGTCAATATCCATCAATCTTTGTTTCTTATTCCATACCTCGACGACTCTTTTTGTTCTCCTAACTGCTCCTCTGAATCCCTCCGAGGTCCCTTTCATCTCATAAAGCTTGGTGAGCTTCTTTGTCACCTGCTCTTTGGTGAAATTAGATTGTGTCCTGAAAGCATCACGGAGAGTAGCATTGATCTCTACTGCAGTTCTAATGATTTCATCGTTGCCACCAGAGTTCTTGAGAATGGCCTTCAGTCCCTTGTCAGCCATTCGATAGGATTGCTTGATATCCTCTGCTCTCCTACCTAGCTTCTCTACAGTCTTTATTCCAGCAGGGATATTCAATTCCATACTGGATACGCCTTCAAGGATTCCAGCGTTCTTTCTTTTGTTCAACTGTCTTGATACGTCATCTGTCTCAGAGTTGAGAAAGTTGTTGAACATATCAACCATGACTTTTCTTCGTACATCATTGACACCAACTCTACCTATGAATTCCTCCATTGGAGTGTGGATGCTTTCATGGTTCTCTTTCACATAATCCAATAGCTCTTTGGTGTCAGAAGCTCTTCGGTACATTTCTCTCTTAGCTTCTTGGATATCCCTCATGGATGCTTTATATCCAGGCTCTGCTGTTCTGCCTTCATAGGCAGATTCTATTTTACTCACTCTATTCTGATACGCGAAGTTGATTGCATTGGCATTTCTGTAGCTCTCAGGTGTCTGACCTGCTACCTCTAAAAGATGAACATCGATCATCTTCTTAATCTCAGGATCGTCTACTCCGATATCAAGAGCTGTTTGAAGCATATCTGGACTGGTGTCTAGTTTGGTTTCGATTCTTTCCTTGAGTCTATTAGCTCTGGTTACGTTTACTAGTTCATCCTTAATAAGCTTCTGAGGTACCCCTTTTATCAGAGGTATTTCCATTTCGCCCGATAAAGTTCTTTCTGCGGTTCCCCTGGAATAGAGATCTTGTGCTATGAGTCTAGCTTGCTTCTGACTCTTAGGTGTGAAGTCATATCCATGTAAAGCGCCTCCAGCTCCTTGAAGAATTGCAGGCAGCGCAGTATCCAAGACACCCATCCCATCTTGCGGGTATTCCCGTAGGAATGCCCCCTCTGTGGCTTGGGTGAGTGCAGCCATAGCGCGAGGATGATTTCTCATGGCTCTTATAGCTGCAGCAATCTTTCCAGATGATTTGGACATGTTGACTATAGCTTCTGCCTTAAGAACTTGTTCTGCTAGAACCGTTGTAGGTGAAGCATATTTCCCGAGCTTAGATGCCATAGACATCATTGAGAGGTCATCGTAGAAACCATTTCTAGTAGCGTAGATAAAAGTGTCAGTTACTTGGTCCTGAAACTTTTCCCAGACTTTCTTGTTGACAGATTCAATGCTCTCTCCAGGCTCTACAATTACCGTAGTGCCGTTGAAATTCATTTCTTTGTCATCATCGAGAACGTCAATCTCTTTCTTTCTATCCCCTGCGAAATCTATTCCTTCTGGTACCGGAACATAGTCATAGGTTCCTCTTGCCCATCCCACCAAAGCAAGGGGTGCATTGGCAACTATATGATCCATCAACTGAGCGCCGGATTTGATAAGAGTACCTAGGTGCTCTGTATCTGGGAATAGTGGATCCCCCCGTTTGAAGTGAGCTTTATTCTCAGCGACATTCATTATTCTCTGTCTGAGCTGAAGACCTTTAGATTCACTATCAGGAATACCTGCCGCTTTCTCTGCATCCACGATTTGTCTGGTCAAAGCATCGGCAAGGATTTCATCCTTGTTTGCTTGGATCATATTAGTCTTAATCAATTGCTGCAGGTCTACTTCACCTTTTGGACCTATCTGTAAATCTTGGATGTCCACAGTTTGCGGTGGAGGGAGATCTTCTTCATCCTCGTCTTTATCTATCGCTTTCCCTGAACTCACAAGGTCCTTAGCAATACCCCAAGCCCCTACCGCAGCTTTTCCTATCCCCCTGAATGCTGGACCCAGTACATGCTTTTCTATACCTCCTTCATCTGGGTTAATAAGCCAATCAGGAGATACGAAGGGTAGCTCAGCTCTGCGTTCACTTTCTGCTTGCATAATAGCTTGCTGGTGAGGTCTTAGAATATGTTTACCCGGTTCAGGCTTTCCACCTTCTACCTTTTGCATAGCTTGTGCAATTTCATTGACCGGAGCTGCTTCTGTTTCAACTGCTGCCGGTGTGGGAGTAGCAACAGGCTTCTTTGGTTTAATTGCTTCGGGAGTAGCTTCTACTCCCATAGCTTTAGAGATCTCGTCTTGAATGGTTTCCTCTCCCGATTGAGAGGCTGTTTCATCTTGGTTCAGTTCTTCTTCCACTGGTAGTACCTCTCAACGGGAATAGTCAATTGGGTGCCTGACGGGTAGGTGTTGCGCCTTCGACTTGAGGAGTTCCCACTTCAGATTCAAGTGCAGGCCATCCAAATCCAGCTCCCATGTACTGATTGATTCTAGCCCTGTGTTGATTTACTGCGGTTTCATTTCCTGCGGGGTAATTGCCTCGAAGGTCACTGAAGATCCTTGTCAACGCAGCTTTCATTCCAGCTTTTCGTTGAAGATCCGTGACTGGTTTACCTGCTGATGCCTTATTGACTTCGGCTTCAGCAAATGCCCATACAGATTCTGGAGATAGGTTTGGGATACCTCTGGTACGTGCTTTCAACTCTTGAAGGGACAAAGCTCCTTCAGGGGCCTGTGCCTTAGCTAGCAATGCCATATTGTCTGAAATGGCTTTGCGTTGCTCAGGCGCTTGTGGCTGTCTGAACTGTACCTTCGGTACAGCAGCATTGGCATTCCTCGGGCTTGGTGCAATAGGAGGAATAATGTACGTGGCACCTTGAGTTGTGCCTTGCTTATCCCCGGTAACAGTCTGACGGAGAATCCCAGTATCCATAAGAGTCTTGAGAATCCTTTGGACTTGTTCCTCAGTATTACCAGCTTCTCTGAGAGATTTCTCAAGCATTGCCGTTTTATTTGCAATGCCTTGTTCTGTTGATTTCCCTTCTCCCTCTAATCTCTTACCGAGAACGGTCTTGGATTCATCCGCTCCTTGCTGAGCATTGTAAGCATCGGTAGGTTGGAATTTAGATCCGACATCAAGATGGGTCATTCCTCCAACGGTACCGGCTGTCATCTTGCCGAGATTCTGGATAATGAGATCCCACATCTCACGTTTTCTATTCACGTCTGCTTCATTGCGATAATCCTGAATAGCTGAGTGCATATTAGCTCGTTGGCTAGCAATATCACCGCCGATTGAGTTCTGTGTCCCGGAGATAGCGGATTGTGCCCAACGTCCTTGAGCATCAGTAGGTGAAGGTAGTCCAGGTGCAGGTGGGGTAATTAGCCTGCCAGCTTCTGTGGCCGCTGCCTGTGCTGCAGGTGCCATTTCTTTTTCAGTAATAGTGGTAGATTTAGAGTCTGAAGATCCAGCCTTACCAGTGCCTCCAGGAACCACACCTTTTCCAGGTACTCCAGGGGTATTCTCTTTCGCCTTTGCAGCGAGACCTGAAGCAGGTGCCGCACCTGTAGCAGCAGGAACAGCTCTGGTCTTAGAAGCAGGTGCCGTAGTAGTCTTGCTCACAGACGGAGTAGCAGCAGGTATTGACCTAGCTTTTGAGGGAGCCGGAGTAGGAGCTGTTGCAGGCTCTCCGCTAGGAGGAAATTCTTGCCAAACCCAAGAGCCATCAGGTTGCTTGACTTTGTATCCCCATTTCTGCGTGGTAGGGTCTTTAGCTTTAGTCCATGCCATGATTTTATCTCCTATGTATTCGATGCGGAATTTACTGTCCTACCAACTTTAGTTCCTGTAGCACCTCCAGCAGCAGCTCCTGCCGGACCTCCATAATAGCCACCAACTACTGCACCGATCACGCCAAAAGCACCAGATAGAATAGATGCAAGATTTCCGGCTTTAGCTTGAGCTTCCGCAGCCTTTTTAGCCAGATTGAGTATCCTGTTCATTCTGGACTTGGCACCTTCTATGTTCTTATTGGCAACGTCTATTTCAAGCTGCCCTTTAAGAGCCGCCATTTCTACATCGAATTTCTCTTTGTACCCAGCAGCTTCTAGCTTCAATTTCCCTTCGAGTCTTTGAATATCATCTTTATTCGCTCTACCTGCTTGGAGATCTTGATATAGTTTTTGCATCCCAATATCTGAGATGTAAGCATTCTGGTGTAGAGCCAATTCTCCACCTTGGATACCTAAGTCAAATGCTTTGATTGCCAGAGCTGTTGCTGCCTCTTCTTTGGCATCGGCAGTCTTTCTAAGATATCTTGTCAGTGCAGAAGTCTGTCTGCCTGCAAGCATATCCTCTTTCATTTTTGAACCCTGGATATTGAGGGTATCTTGTTCCTTGCCCTGAGTAGGTAACATCTCTGCTGCCTTCATTTGGGCTTCTTCCATCGCAGCACTGGTCTTCTCTGGTGTTCCCATCCTGGCATTCTGAGCTGCTGCCTTGGATACATCTTCTACTAATTGACCGCGCTGTATTTGACGCTGTTCTTTTGCTTCTGGCTGTGCAATATTGATGAACTTGTCATACGCTTTCTCACGCATCCTAGTTGCGGTATCAGGATCTACCCCGAAATCTTGAAACTCAATCGCCATTAGATATCTCCTCTAGCCCAGGGAGGTTGAAAAACTCTAGTGCGGAGATACCTTTCGACAAAGCATAATAATAGCTTTGATTCCTTTTACCTGTCAGTCTGTAAAGGTCTGTCAAAAGTATTCTCCCCCCGTTCAGGGTGAATTCCACATTCTGCCTAGTATTTCGGCTTTGCAGGGTTCTCGGAATCCAGACGCAGTTATCCTTAGAATACCCCTTAGAGTTGTCTACCCGCTCTATGCTCATGTCTTCCGAAGGGGGATACCCCATATCTGAAATAAATGTGCCAAAATCTTCCCACTCTTTGCAAACAGAGATACCTCTGCCACCGTATCTATCAAATGAAGCATTCGCGGGGTCTGAACATCTCCTCCACATGTTCCTGAAAGCCGCAGCAGCCTTCTTAGAGAGCCCTGTTGCGTTAAGAGTTATAAACTTGCCAGACAAGAACTGTGATTCTTTATAGGACTCAAGATTATTTTTCTGTTTCTCTGTGGCGAGACATCCACATGACTGAGTGCGCCCTAGGACGACATTTCTCAATTGCGTATCCTTAGTCTTGCCGCAAGAACAAATAAACCCGCCTCTCCACCTAGTAACACCAGAATTATTTCTGTGCATATACACTAGCTGACAAGTGAGTCTTCCATATTCCTTCCCTAGACTATCCGTAGCTTTAATGTGGTCTGAAGAGATCATATTTCACTCCCCGACAACACCATTTCAGAATATTGTTCAGGCTGTTTAGCCTTACCTTGCAGTGTCATCATATGCCGCAACATCCTCTGTCTAGGAGTCAGCTCTGGGCTTGGTTGCACATTGGCTTGCTCCTGTGCCTGAGGTGTCTGCAGTGCTGCATTGAATGCCGATGGCCTAATTGGTTTATTAGGATTTGGCGTTCCTTCCATTCCCTCCATAGGGAGAGGGGGAGTAGGCTCTTCTGGATCGCCTTGTTCCCTAGTTCCCGGTCTGGTAATGAATGCCGGATTTTTCATTTGTTCAAGGATCTCTCTTAACCTACTCATGATAGATACCCCGCAGCCGCAGACCCTATGCCGAAGAGTCCACTAATAAAGGATGATAGATTATTGCCCTTAGCTTCAATCTCCTTCAAAATCATATCCCTCTCAAGACCGCCAATGGCAGTTATATCCTGCAATTGATTATTCAAATCAGTTTTCAGTAGGGTGAAATACCTGTCCAAGTCTGCAGTGTCTAGCTGTCCCTGTTGAGCGATGGCAAGCAGATCCATTTCTAGAATGCCTTTGTTGTAAGCATCATTCATAGAGTCTATTCTATCAGCGGCGTTCTGGAAAGAGGAGAACTCTATTTTATTCAGAGCTTCCTTTCCCTGCTGCTGAGTCTCTCGTTGTTTGAGATTTGCCCCAACTTCAAGCTGTCGTTGCTTTTCAGGAATATCAGTCTTGAGCTTTGAGCGATCATACAATGCAGAGCGTACTTTTTCTGCAAAATCTCCAGTACGTTCATCAATCGATTTAGATAGATCGTATGCTCCCGTGGTGGCTTGTTTCCTTCTATCATATTCCCCTGCATCGTACTTATTCTCTGCTGCGATATCTGCAGATGCACTAGGCTTAGCTGTTGATAGTCTAGTTCCAACTCCGCCGTACTGCTTGTTCGCTGCTTCTGTAGCCTGTTGCATCATCCTACGGATAGCAGAGTATTCCTGCGGATCTTTTTCTGCTGTGCTTGCCATTACATCTGACGTAAATGCTGCCATTACGTGTTCCTCCCTTCCGCTCTTCTACTGCCACCACCAATGGATTTGTCTCTACCGCCGGATTGCTCTCCTCCCGAAGAACTTCTGTTTTTAGGGGTATTGCGCTCTCTGTAAGGATCCTCTTCCTCTTCCGTGATATCAGTCTCTTTTGCTGTAGTTCCCCAGGGGACTTGGGGAACGTAGGCATCCGGTACTTCCTCCGCTCTCCATGCTCTCGCTGCTTCTTCTGCCGCCGCTACACGTTCTGCTTCAGCCGCTGCTACTGCATTTTCAACTATAGCTCTGACAGCACTGTTCCCGCCATAGGGATCGGCAACAGCTACTGTGTTCGAGCTGGCGGCTGCTATACGTGCTGCCTCTTTATCTTCTGCTACTTTTTTCTCGGACGCTATCAGTGAATTTCTTGCAGCTTCCTCTGCTGCTGCTTCCGCTGCTCGAATGGATGCGCCGGATGCCGCTGCTGCTGCAAAAGCTTCATCAGATGCTGTCTTAGCTGCAGCCTTGGCTGCATCTCTTTCATCTGCTTCCTTCTCTTTTTGTTTAATGAAAGCATCCCATTTAGCATCTTCGGCTGCTTTATCAGTAGCTGCTTTATCAGTAGCTGCTTTATCAGTAGCTGCTTTATCTTCGGCTGCTTTAGCAGCCGCTGCTCTTGACTTTTCCAAGAATTCTGCAAGAGAACCTGAGTCGGCAGTAGGACTTCCTACTGGTCCCGGAGTAGCAGGTGCAACCTCCAATCCCTCCTCTTCTCCTTCTCTGTGCATAGTTCTCTCAGTATCAGCTTCTTGTTCAGCGTCTACCGCTCGCTCTGTTTCATCTGTATCGGATGTCTCTTTTTCATCGCCCCATTTAATTGGAGTATCTTCTACCTCTGCGTCTACTTTCAACTGTTCAGTAGCTTCCTCTCCAAAGGTATCCTTGTATTCCTGCTCAGACATACCAGGATTTATTTCTTTTTTTGGCTTCTCTTCAACCGTTTGTTGTTTATCTATTCTCTCTCTAGGAGGTTTTTCGTCAACGGTTGTTGTAGTCGTAGTCTTTGTCTCTGGAACCACAGGAGGAGCTGTAATTCCGATATCTGCCGTTTCAGGTCCTTGAACTCCAACTCTTACTGGACCATATTCTTGAGCTGCCACAGGAATATTGAATTCAGTAATAATGCCAGTCAGGATTGCTTCATCCAATGGCTGATACTTTCCATCTCCCATTTTAACATAGGGAACGCCATTGATTTGAGAGATGCTAGCAGGGTCTATCTTGAGAGACTGAAGGACTTCAGGTTGAACCCCAAGCGTCATTCCTGCCGTACCCAGTTCTTGTTGTTTCCCTGTCTCCAGAGCATACTTCATGAGTTGGTCTGGACTGAATATACTCCCATCAAACTTATTGGCCATATTGTCTATCGTTGCACCTGTGGTAGTAGTTTCAGCCTTAGCTGCTTTAGCCTTAGCAAGACCATCATCAATGGCTTTCCTATTCAGGTCTGCTTGCTCAATTCTAAGTCTCAATGCAGCTTGCCATGGTTGACTCTCTGCAGGTCCCTCTGGTATTGGAAGCTTTCTTGCTTGAAGAATGTACCTTTGGAAAATCTCTGAGAGTTTATCTGGCGGCAATTGTTGAAATGCTTTAATTCTATCAGTAATGCCTAGCAACTCAGAAGTATCTCCAGACCTAATGGCTGACTCTATAGCAGAGGTGTAGGTGCTAGCATTAACCGCAACTCCAGCAGACTGAAGAATCAAATTATACAGCTCTGGTGATTGTTCTTGAATTGACTTTATTGCATCTCGGTATGAGTACGACATTGCAATATCGCCAAGTTCTTTCGGATCAATCTTTCCAGATGCAATTGAGGCTGCTACAACAGGATTGACACCTAATCCTTTTCTGTACAGATCGAACCCAGAACCCAAGGTTGTTACCACCTGGCGCGAGATCTCGCCTGGTAGATTGCTCAGAAAACTCGCATTTGTGTCTGACAAACCTTTGAGCCTACCACCTGTCAGTTCACCTTTTTCGTCAAAGGTGGCTTCTTTGTCGATAGCTTCATTTCTTTTGGTCAAGTTATCCTTGGCTGTCTTGATGCTTTGATCATAGCGGGTTTTTATTTCCCGAGCTTTGCTGAAAATCTCACTAGCTTTACCTTCGATAAGACCTGGGTTGTCCTTCAAAGTTTGAGCTACTTGATTCTGCTTTTGCTCATCCGACATTTTACTCCAGGTAGCATCGTCTATGCCCATTGCAGATCTCACGGCATTCTCTGTGAGACTTCCGGCAAATGTTTTCAAAGATTCGACGAGGCTCGTTTTCATTGTTTCAAGTCCGGCATCCAAGTTGTTAGTCCTTGTTGCTTCTGCAATACCTGCCTGAACAATCGAACCAATAGTCTGTCCTGGATTCACCGCCATTTGCTTGACAAGGGTTTTAAGCTCCGCCTGTTTCTGTTCAGGCGTAAGCTTTGGATCGTTCATAACTCTGAGGATATCGAGTTGCTGTCTAGCATCCGGGGAAATTTGGACTTCCCTGTCCTTCCCCTGAGAGTCCTTCGTCACTACAGTAATCGATCCTGTTTGCTGCAGTGAATTCAGCCAGGAGAATAGTTGATTCCCTGTCTGCTCTCCAGCCTTTCCGATAAACTTGGTAATCTCCTTTCTTTGATCAGCACTCATGCCACTATCCGGGTCATTAAGCATACTGTACAAAGTACCGGAAAGGTTTCCACCTTGAACTGCTTCTGCCCACATTTGAGCTTCGATGGTTTTACCGCTTTTCTGCAAATCATCGACAATAGCTTTGCCGATAGCAGTAAAACTATCTTCATATTTCTTGCGTGCATCGGCGAACTGGCCTCCAGCTTCATCGACAAAAGATTCAAACCCAGCACTCATTTGATTTCGGATTGCTTCTTTTTTTCTATTTGATTCTCTGATATCAGCCGATTCAGTGTCGAACAGTCTTTGAAGCGACGATTCAAAATCCCCGCCGAACAATCCCGAAGAGAAATTGAGAGAGTTTTCAACTTCTGATTTAATAGTGTCCGCACCCAACTGCGACAACTCCAATGCAGTGTATCCGGTGTCTCCCCTATCTCCGTACCATTTGAGATCTGTTTCATTTCCGGGAATCCCCATCATCCTTTCATATTGACGCTTGGATTGGAAAATCCCAGAGATATCTCCGGTATGATCCATTGCTGCCAACTGTTCCATAGCTGCTCTAGCTTCGGATGAATCACCTTTTCCGCTCTTATTCAAGTTGTCCAGGGTGTCCATAGCTTGATTGATGTAAGAAGCTGTCTCCGGGTCTTTCGAGAACATTTCCCCTACTACATCTTGGAAACTCTTCGCTACTGCCTTGCCCCCAACCATTTTGGTGTAAGGACTGAGGACCTCCTGAAGTCTTTTCTGTTCTTCTTGCTTTTGTCTGACAACAGGGTCTACGCTACTTTCGGTGATATCCTGAATAGAGTATTCTCCACTCGGATTTACCGTGAACATAGATTTGTCAGACATACCTACAGAGGTAGCGCCTTTCGTGAGTAATTGATTCACTCTTTCCTGCAGCACAAAGCCGAAAGAGCCAAGTCTGGACGCTACCCCTTGCACCTGGGCATGAAATTGACCTTGCTCGGTTTCCTGGAGCTTCTGCTGGGCTTTGTCGAGCTTCTCTCCCTGTTGCCCAAGAGTGCCTCTCTCAGGCGCTGAGGTTTCAGTTCCCTTGGGCTTGACCTCATTGGGTTGGTTCAAGTTTGCAGGGTGCCTTGCGCCTTGCATTCGCTGCTGGTGTGAGGTGAGTTCCCCACCGGCAGGTTCACCTGGTGCTTGGGCCTCCTCTTCCCCCGTGAATCCGGGTGCAGCCCATTTTGATCTATCGGTTAATGCCATTATTGCACCTCTTTAGATTACGGTTACAGTAACAGTGTCCAATGCAAGTGGTACCACTGTTACATTATCACAATTGACTTCAGACTCAAGAGTCACCAAGTTACCATTGACATATTTAACAACTCTAGTCTGGGTACCAAATCTTAAAGTATCTTTGACATAGAGCTGTCTAACGTCTTCAAACTGAATCTGACTCTTAAATCCAGACTGTCCGGGAGTAAGCCTAAAAGAAATGAGTCTACAGTTTATAGTAGTAAAAGTTGTGCTAGAAGCTCTCAGCACACAACACTCTACTCTCCCCATAGTAGTTATTCTACTAGAAACTACACCAAGATTGTGAAAGACTTGAACATCTGTGGTATCCTGAATAGGAATGGTAGCTGTATACTCCGCAACATCGGGGCCTACCTTCTGTTTATGGAGATTAGATTCCACAAGGTATTTAATGACTCGATTATAGTTGAACAGAAATTGTATAAACCAAGTAGGTTCTACTCCCTCTGCTGCAAATGGCGCTCCATCAAATTTCATCGATCACCACTCCTTGTGTCTTTCTGAGGTACAAGTCTTGTGTTAAGCAATAGTCCTTCGACGCTGATATGGTAGATAGGACAGTCTGTATCCGCCGATTCTTCGCGTAGGATAAAAGCAATTTGAGCCGTTCGTTTTCCGAGTGTATCTCTGAGGGTTTTAACATATCGGTCTGTACCGTAAATTGGATTTGTTCCATTAGTGTCTGCACCTAGTATATTATAAGTTTCTAGTGGCGTTTCGGTGGTACTGTAGTTCTCAGAATAATACACGGCCATGGAGAAATCGCTAGTATTACCAAACTGGAAGATAGCATTTCTCCAGAATTTGAATTTGATATTGGCTGCTTCTCCTCCTTGGTAAGCCTCCTGTGCAGGAGCATTAGGGGTGTATCTGGTCCTCAGTGCAAAAGGAATAGGTGAATCATAGTCATTGTACCGAGTGAGTTCGGTCTCGGTTCTCATTTTACCGACGAATCCTCGGGTGGAGGCAAAATAGTATCTACCGTCCCTTTCAACCCATCGGAGGGCATCGATACGAGTATTCACTAACCAACCAAGTACACCGTCATTATAAGAATAATTATACTGAGCATCGGGGTGGCAAATATGGTCACTGTAGGGACTGACGTATGGCGCTCCTAGATAGACATTCTTGCTATAGGTATCTGTGTACCCCGCTGCCAAGGAGAAGAGGGTTCTGTCTTTGATGGTGTATTCATCGAAAACCTTATTCAGTTTGAACATAGGCTCTACGTTCACACCATCGGTGTAATGAGGTCCTGTGTCATGGAGGAAATAGCAGTAGGAATCTGTCACTGGTAGATTGTAATGACTGAATGCTCCAACTGTAGTCTGAAGCCTCTTTACGGTATAATCCAACAACGCTTCACCGAAAGTCACAGCATATATGGAGTTGGACTTGAACATCAGTGCTTGAGACTGAAAGGGTGTTCCACCTGTAAGCTGTGTACCATCTTGTGATCCTAAATCATGATAGGCATCTTGTTTGAAAGTAGGGATGAAGTTGTTGATTATGGAACTAGAGATAGCTGCTGTCCAGACGAATGCGTTAGGGTAATTATCTACTCTATACGTGAAAGTTGTTGCCACATAATCGGCTTTAGCTTTCTCTATCGTAACATCAAACGGATCTCCGGGGGAAGGGCGAATAGCCGCATTTATTTGATAGCTTTCAGGGTCTCCCCTGAACTTAAATACGATAGAGTCGAAGATTTCTGAGGTACCAGTGTTATGGTAGATTTCTGGGTAGGCCCTGTATACCTCCATTCTTCTTTTTTGGGAATTCGGCGATACCATTGAAAGCACGAAGAATGAATTCGCAGAGAGGTCTATCTCATATCCATTATTCTTCCCGTAAGAAGAGTGGATGTATTCCCGTAAACCTAAATCAGAATCCGCAACCGCTACATCTTGATAATCCAAAGTACCTATAGCGGCAGAAAATCTCTTGGAGATCTGGACTAAAGGATTGTTGGTCAACAAAGGATTCGCCGTAAAGTAAGGTAAAGCTAAATCAGACAGACTTTCAGCTAACCCTAACTTATATGGAACAGGGACAGGGAACACTCCAGGAGTATCGGCAATAATAACATGACTCATTGAGATAGAGGTTATGCTTGGGGCGAAGTCGGGGTATATCCCCTGTTGAATATCGAAGCTGGACGCTAGGACAAGAGTATTTCCGCCATCCTTGACTTCGCGGACGATGTACCAACCTGAAAGCTCCATACACACAGAGTTGTAATCTTTACCCCTAATAATCAAGAATGCTCCGCATTCAGGCGACGGACTAGCTCCAGATATCGGGAATTCTAAAAGAAAACAAGTATTAAGATAACTGGGTGCGAATTTCTTTGTCGCATTGACTGCAAAAGAACTTGCACCGAAACTGAGAGAAGTAGCTACTGCTTGGGTCCAAAGCTCAAAACTGTTCAAGATTCTAACTTTTATCTCATTCTCGCTAATCCTAGTATCTATCTGCATAGCAACATCTAGACTAGGGTAGTTAGAGGGAATCTTTGCTGCGTCTGCATCTGAGAGAACAAGATTCAAATAATCGCCAGCGGGAAAACCAGTTACATTCCCTATGCCGACAGCTTGGATATTCAGGAACAACGAAGGGACTGAAAACCCAGTAACTGCCGTCACATCCAAATACGCCAGGGTATTTCCGAAGATGGACATACTATATCCAGGGAGAGCTGGCTCGCTAACGGTTTGACTCGGGTAGATAGGAGACACTACAGAAACTACCGTAGCTCCTACCACATTTGACAATCTGACAGGGGTTAACTCCAGCCGAGATACAGGCCCGAACCCTGTCACAGATGCTGCTGCTGAAGTGAAAGTCAGTCTAGACTCCCAATCCAATATCTCTGAATCATCCCCTGACTTGTATCCGCCAAGTCTACCAGGTCCTTGGATTACTAGTACTTTACTAGTAAGGGAACTTATTACCCCAGAAGCGGAAGGAGAAAAGGTTAGATAGGTCTTACTACCTGTATTATCATTCACACATTCCACATAGGCATCTTTACTTAATACCTCTGCAGCGGTATACGCTTGAATGAAATCAAACGCAGTGAGGGAATGCCCGTTTAGAATTCTAGGTTTCAAAGCGGCATCAAGATTCTCATCTGTCCACTTAGTTGTTGCTTCAAGCACTACATCTGAAGAAGATGCGTCAGTCCTTCTAGTAAACACATCTCCAAGGAAATCTATAGAGGTCCCCCTTGGAAAATCCTTGGAAGTAGCTCTAAGCTTCAACTTAAGAGCGGTAGTTGCATGAGCCAGTCCCAAATAGAACTGTTGAGATAGGTCATTGTACACCACAACCGGACTTGCTATGACGTGAAGTCCGGCTACCAGTGAGATCTTGAAGGATGTGAAATCGGAGAAACCCGAAGCGGCAGTTTGTGCCGGAAAACCCGAAGCCGCAGCTCTATTTGCCACTACAAGCCCAGTCCCTGGGTCTAATCCAAAAGGCATTGTCTGAAGGGTTAACTGGAAATTATCATTGAATGGAATAGGGTTCGATGTCTCTGCTACGTAGGCAGATCCGGGAAAGTTAGGTAGAAATACGGAGAGGCTGGCATATGCCTTGAAGTATCCTGCAAGGGTAGTTGTAGTATGGAATACCCCTAATGGCTCTATGATGAAATAAGGATGGCTTGAAATATTAAGCCCTATCAACCTATTTCCAGCGGAAAGAAGATATTTACATCTTGGAGCTGGTACGTTGTTACCTTCATCCAGAATATACAGTTTTCTTCTCTCTGCAGGATTGAAGAATTCTGTCTCACCTATAGTAAAAGTGAATTTGTTATGCGGAACCCCGGTCAATACCGTTTTCTCAAGTCTGTAATTGAGTTGTGCATCCGCTAATGGGTCTAGGGCATTCCTGTAGACATTCAAGGATACTGGATAGAACATACCCCTAGAAGTTGGGGGTGCTTTTACACAGACTTCGACCAGTTCGGCATAATTGCTACCGTCCCTCGCTGCCTGGGGAGTAAAAACCACCTCTCCGGGTTCTGTAGACCTAGACTCGTAGGTCCTACCCAGAGAATCCACATAGGAGTAGGTAAAACACAGATCTATTTTCTCACCTATCCTGGCATTTGCTCCATATTGACTAGACGGGATGTTACTTCTGGTCCCAGGGATAGACCTGATAGAGATTAACTCCGGTTTCGGGATATTCTCACAGGCTAGAGAATCACCAAGCAACCTCCAAGGACTTCCGTCAGAAGAAACGTGACACAGTGAATCAGCAAAAGCTATGGAACTCTGGACTGAGGTATTGTCAAGTAATTCTCCGGTCTGATATTCAGAAGAAAATGGTATAAAGGCACTCGATAGCAGGTGTATCAGATCCCACATAGCCCCAAAATACAGCGTATCTGTGGAGCTAAATGTTACCTCTCTGTCGAGATACGCATTTGTCAAATCTGTGCTAATGATTCGATAGGTAGGAGTATCCTCACTATCGCTGTTAAAAGAAAGGGTTAAACCTGTTATCAAACCACTCAGCGGTAAAGTTCTACTTGTACGAGTGACGTTGATCTTAGAATACAGGTATAGGTTTAGGGTGGTCCCAAGATAAGATACCTTAATCGAGGGGGTTATCTCAACCACGGTAAAAGTAACTGAAGCTTTACTGCCTGAAGTTTGAATAATCTCATAGGTTAAAATATCACCGACGAGTAGTTTGGAAGCATTATTCAAATTCGAGGTTATGTCAAAATACCCGTCAATACCTGCCGTTACTGCTGCTGCCACGGCTACCCAAATATCGGCTAATAGGGTAGGGGCAGTAGGGAAGAACTCACTAAAATCCACCTCTCTAAACAGATTACTGTTATTTGCGGCTACTAAGGTATTTAGATTTGTAGCTAGATTCAAATATGAGGCTAGGGATTGTATTCTCCCTGCATTTAATCCTAACCCATACATGAACCTATTGAGGCCACTTGCGGTATTAGATCCTATTAGAGTTATAGGTGAAATGTAGAAACGAAATGTAGTGCTATCAACAGCAGCACCACTACTTCTTATCAGTTTGAAGTTCTGACCGGAAACGTACGCCATCCTGAAATAATTCTTGACTACAGTAAATCCTGTTCCAAAGGTGCTAGCACCAGTACACCCGATTACAATTGTCCTACTTGCATGGGTGTTAGAGATTACTTTCTGACCGGAAAGATTATAAGTCCCTACTATCATTGCAGGAGACCCTACAGGAAAGAGATATCTTACATCATCCACTGTCCAAGTAGAAGCAAAGACAATAGTAGCTTGGGTATTTGCCACATTTACAGAAACAGAGGCAATATCCGACTCAACAACACAGTTTGGTTGAATTCCAACACATAGCTGTATCTGGTAACTAGCTGCAGTTACATCAACCGTACTGGACCCTGCGATAAATGCAGGGTAGGCTGCTGTCAGTACTACTCTCAGATTATTTGCGTCGCACTTAGAGATAACGAAATATCTTCTACTTAGAACTGCTGCAATTGGTATAGGGTATATGCTGGGATAGGTTAAAGAAGTAGAGGTACCTATCAGCATATGATTTGTAGAAAGAATTATTTCAGGGTAGTCCTCCCAATCTGTCCAATCTACAAGTACGTGCGTGCTAGTCAAATCTCTAGTGGACTGATACCCGAGATATTTGTCTAGTGAGGCTGATATCATTCCTGTATTGTATGGAATGAATTTGAGGTCTGGTACGGCTATGGCCTCCCATTCGAGTTCTAGGACTGTCGATACTCCGGTATTGTAATGAACTCTAGCCGGAAACTCACATCCGTATTGCCCATATCCTGGTCTTTTCTTGATAACCCCTTTAGTGGAGATATCGGCATTTTCCATAAGATCGCAGTATCCGTCCGGGATAGCAGTGACAGCAGAGCTTCCATCAATCCCGTGGGAGGAATCAATGGTGAAAATAGTATTAGGGTCTTGTTGAACTCCCATTATCTCCTCCCGACAGGTCTGGATTGTGGGATATTGTTGTACCTAGTTTTTCGGATGTGCTGACCCAAAACTCTACCGCCAGTATCGCCTTTGAGAGCTTCAAGTTGAAGCTTCAAAGTCTCCATCGCAGAAGGATCTGTTTCGTTCAGAGCGCCACGGATTCTAAGGACAGCCCAATCAACGAGGAATTGATCAAAGGCTTCACCGAAGATAGAAGTGCCAGTGGTGTAACCAAAGGTCACATTATCATCCAACTCAGCAAGACCTGTCCATACCGCACCAGGAAGGGTACCGATAGGGTATGTAAGATATTGAGTTCTACCTGCTGGCGCTGTGGTTAAAGTGATTGTCTTAGCCACAGTGTCTACAGCATTGTAGCTGTACATTGCTTTGATTTCACCTGTGAGTTGATCACTGATAGAGATGAAAGCAAGAGAGGGGATAGCTTTATTTGTATTGATTCTAGAATCGTTCAAGCTTTCCACAGTGATAACATTAGTACCCAAAGCAGTAATACGTCCACCAAAGATACCCAGCATTGGGATTCTTCGATTGATGATTAGATGGGCAGTAAAGTCGGTAATAGGAAGCGGGTAAAGCCCAATAACATTGTTCATGATGGAGCATACTTGAGGGAAGTATGTTTTGATTTTACTTGAAATATAGGGATATGCTTCTTTTCTAGAAACGATAGGTATCCTAACGTATCCCCATGGAGTCTGAGATTCATGAACTGGACTTGGAACTTCTACTTGCTCTATCCTTTTAGACCAAAGATTCTTGGGTAATTCATACTCAGATACGCCAGCGGTAACGGAAAGTAGATGCTCTTGAGCAAAAAGCATATCATTGCTTTTCACCATATGGTTGTAAGTATACCGATAGGCAGAGTTTATCAGTCTGAGGATATACTCATCGTCTACGGGGTTGGTATCATATTCTAGACATTGATCCCTTATGGTGTTTACCAATTCTAATGTTTGCATTATTCTTCACCTCCTGTAGGAGTTTCTTCTTCTTTTCTCTTCTTACGCTCAGCTAACCACCCGGATAGTGCAGCACCCCCAAGGATTGCTGACCCACCATACTTCTTGAGATACTCTTGAACCTTCTCCTCTGGAATATCTTTTCCTTGTTCTCTAAGCTTATCGACAATACCTCTGATATTACCGCCTCGGGTATGTTCAATCTTGTGTGCTGGAATGCCACCAGTCTGATAGACTTTGACCCCAGTTTCTTCTGGGACTTCAGCTTCAAGAGCCTTGAGTGCATAGGGAGAGTTTCTGCCAGCAACATCTGAATAGAGATTGCCTCTAACTTCAGCTTGCTTTTTCATCGCTTCCCTGATTACATTCTTACCAGCTGATCGTATCTTAGCGTAATCTTCCGGGTGTTCTCGAATGTATTCTTTCATGTTTCCATAATTTGCGAGGTCAGGGCCTAGATGGGTGTAGCTTGCAAAGGTTGCATCTGGGTCATAAGGGAAAGTAGGATGTACCCCTAGCTGCCCTACTACTATAGGCCATTCTTGCGAAGCTTCATCCGGCACTGATTGTATCATACCTCCTTTACTCATCATAGTTTTGCGGCCAGAGGTATTCTCTACGTCTAAAGGTATCCATTCACCGATGAAGTCAGGCCAAGGTCTTCCGGGCTGAACCTCCCTTAATTCTTCTGGGGATGGAGGTTTGCCCTCTCTATTCTTAATCTTTTCTATAGACCCTCGAATCCCTTTTTCTCTTCGCTCTTCTCTACCCTTAATCCTTCTGGCTTCACTCTCAGAAAGAGCTTCAAAATTTAATCTACTACCTCTTTCCCTATCAAGTACTCCACGGGCCTCAGGACGTTCAAAGATACTAAGAGGAGCGACTCCATCGACTGTGTGATCTATTTCGCTATTAGCTAATAGTTCTTCAGTTAATTCCTGTAATTCGGTCAGAGATACTCGATCCGTAAGTGCCGAGGATATTCTCTCCCTCGTCTCCGAATCAATGTTTAGTGGACGATCTGCATTCTCACGATAAACTATCCCCGCAAGTCTATCCCTAGCCTCTCCGATTAACGGGGTATCCCCCGTCATCGGGTTGGTGTTTCGATAAGTATAAGAGGTTCTCCTACCCGACAAGTCAAAGCTGTGAGAAGTTTGATTCTCAGGTATTGCGCCTTCAGCTACAAAATCAGGTCTTCTTCCGATTTCATCGAAATTAACCGTCATATCGCTCATAGGAACATCTGGCATAGTTTCATGAACAATAGGGATATCTTGAACCAACTGCGACGGAGTATTAGCTATGGCTCTAAGTCTATTCCTAACCCCTGTCAAATTACCGTGAGTTGGGTTATTCCTCACAGAGTTCATTAGCATTGAATATTCAGCGGTCTTGGGAGTATCATGTGCGAGCATTTCGATTTCACGCATGAGACTACGAACAGGGACATGTTCTGCGACCCTACCAGCAGCTCTAGCAACAGGTGCCATGTGCGGTACAGTAAATCGTCTGGGTCTTATGTTTACTGGCATAAGATATCCTCTAAAATAAAAGCTATCAGACAATTAAATATCTGATAGCTCACGCATAGAGAGAGAGAGAAACAGCAATTAGTATCTAGACCTACCCATCTGAGATACTTATACCGGCATCTTCCCAGGGGGGATTGCAGCAGGTGCGCCTGCGCCCATAGCCCCAATTCCAGGTGCTACGTCCGGTCCCTTCGGAGGTGCCGTAAGGATAGCTTGGATCTGTGCCAGTTTGTCAGGGTCAACTTCAAACCCTGCCATGGTGAGAGCTTCAGCGAGTGGGTCTTGACCCATCATATCGCCTTCTCCTCCACCCATGATATCTTGTCCCATGATATCGTCAATCTGGGATTCATCACCTTCAGGCTCTGCATGAGGAACAGCGCCCATATCATCAGCAGGATCATCAAGCATCAAGGGCTTATCTTTAGCCAAGCCAATAGGCTTTTTCTTAGCAGGAGGGAAAGCCATTGTTATTCTCCAAATGCAAGTGGCACTGCGGCCATGATTGCGTCAAGCTGCAGGACAGAAGCTGTAAAGCCAGTAGTCCACGCAGCACCGTTACAGGTTCTGACAAAGCACTGCAAGGGACCAGTGATTACGCCATTCAATGACGCAACACGCTTGTTATTCAGATGAACAACCGTATTGGCATCCACACCGTTGGCATTGTATCCGTATTCCATCCTAAGTCCGAAGGACCCAGAAGAAGGAACCTCGAATACATCAGACTCAGTAATCGTTCCAGATGTCGTCTTACGCAGACGAATTTTACCCTTACCTGATGCAATCTGAATAGCCAGGAACACATTGCCATCACCAGGTTCTTTGGCAGGATCGGCAATATTGGCCTTAGTAGCCTGTGAACCCATAACGCCGAGTTCAGCATAAGTTACACCGGATGCCTGTGAAGAGCCAGTAAGACCGGCAATATCCCAAGCACATTCAAAAGAAGCATCAGAGGTGATCCACAAAGCATTATCCTGGATAACTGCCATGCCTTCAGAAACGGCAGCAGCTCCAAGCACAAGACGGCCACGGTGAGTGGCTGCTGTGGGATCGATAATTCCCGTACCAGTGACAGCACCAGCGGCGCTGGTATAGATAGCCAAGATCTGGTTGGAATTGTAGACGTAGTAAGGGTCGGCTGCGCCATTCACAGGACCTACGATGAAAGTCGTAGGAGTTGCAGTGGCTGCAATAAGCTTACCTTGAAATGATTCACACAGACCAGAAATAATACCGGACAGGGCCAAGCCTGACCAAGAGAAACGGCTACAGGCAAGATGCCGGTTAAGGGCATCCATTTGCAATTTCGTAGTTCCAAGTTGACGTGTCATGATAACTCATTCCTTCTGAGTTAATTGTTTCGGTCCACTCATGGTGTTCCCATGAGTTTCATCTTACGTTTTTCAGATCTAGGAACATAACCCATCAAGAATGCTATATCGAGATGTTTGTTTCTCTCTTCTATAGCTTCCTCAAGGGTATTAAAGGTACCAGCTCGTAGCGGTTTTCCGCCTCCATACACTGCCGCAGAAACCTGGACAATATACTTGCTGCCCTTTTTGTTTATCCAAAGCATATCAGGATTACTGTACGGACCAGGATCTGGCTCCCAAACTTCTTCCGTAGAGTCTGGAAAATTAAGTCTAGCGTACTCCCCGAAAAACTTACGGGCATAGGTATCATAGCACTTAGCTGCCCGTACTTCATCGTGAAAGAAACCAAGATTCTTTAGAATCTTTTCGACCCTAATCATTACTCGATACTTGCCTGTACCTTCATCCCAGAACACACCTTTATAAAAAGAGCTAGTCTTAAAATCGCTCCTCTTCCTGTTTTGCTGATTCTGAGTAGTATCTACTATCCTGAGATTACACTTTCGATTGTCTAGAGTGTTTCCATTAATGTGATCTACTATCTTGCCGGAAAGGAAAGGTAGTCCTAGCACAAAGTGGCTTAGTTTGTGGATACGTTGATCATACCCATGCTCAGCCACTCTCTTGTGAACCGAAATCCTTTCCTCCCCGACACCCCCCTGAACGCTGCAGTAGCGAGCGAGCTGGCACAGCCACTTGAACGGGCTAGCCCTCTCAAAGTCTTCGCTATCAATCAACGCCTCGGCGATCACTTCGTTACTTCTCCAAACCTTCAACATTGCTGTAGTCATTCCGCCTCTCTCCTTTCAGAAAGAGGCTAACATACTCCAGCAACAAGATCAAGACGCCTCAGCAAAGTCTATAGAATAGATATGCTGAAATTCCGTGCATAACAGGTGTCACGCAGGTTCTCTACGGTATTTTCGCCCATTATTGTGAAGTATGACTCAATAGCGTTAGTTCTACGGCCAGAACTATTCAGGGACAGGAATGCCTTTTGCCCGTCTGCTTCAACAGGCTCCATCTCTCCGCCGTACATCTGCAGAGAGTCTTTAGGCATACCAACAACGCGGTCAAGGCGCTGCGAGCTATTCATGTTCATCTCGTAGGTCTTGGTGCCAACTTCAATCAGCTTGGCAGAAGTACCACGAATACCCTTACCGTCCGTAATTCTACGGTCGGTTTCGGACAGGGACAGGAACGAGCTATAGACCAAGGGATTCATGTCCAGCAGATTGAACTGCGTCACTTCCTTGGAATTAGGATCCTTATCCCGGTTACGGACAAAGTGCTCAACCAGCGTTGAGAACAGAGAGTTGAACGTCATAGGCTGACCATTCAAATCCTTCTTCGTAGGCAGGTACTGCTGGACCTGGTACCGAGGGATACCATGAACCATTCCGGTTTCATTATACAGGAGGGTTTCAATACCTGTCATAATGTAAGGGTTGATCATGGAAACATCGATCTTGGTAACATCAGCAAGGGTATCAACAACTGGATCCCAGCCAAGGCCGAGCATACGACGGGCAGAGTCATAATCGTCCGAGGTATTGAGGTACGTGCTGTTGGTGAACGAACTGAAGTCCACATTGCCCGTTGCCCAAGCTTGCGCTCCCGTAGGAACATAACCGGGAAGAACAACGAACGTAGCAAGAGGTGTCGTAGTAGCACCGCCACCGCCCATTGAGGCAGGGGCAAACACGCCGTAGAAGTTGATTGCCGTAACAATCGAAGGTGCAGTCTGGGTGTTATCCCGACCGCGATACAGCGTAGCCGTAACCGCTCCCGTTCCGTCACACCACATGGTAGACGATCCGCCCTGTTGAACATGCTGATCGGCAGTCCAAGTAGTGTAGGGAGTGTAAGTAGTACCATGGTTAGCTGCAGCCCGACGAGCAGGTGCAACCAGCACTTCATTAGAAGACTGGTTCACACGGACAACTCGGAAAGCATCGAAGAAGTTGATATAGCTTCCCGTTGCAGACTTGAAACCGATAGTCAAGAACCGAGGAATACAGGTTGCAAGAGCTTTGTTCACGGTATTGGTAACAGCTTCATCGTAGGAAGCATACATCAAGGAAATGACCATGCCTTCCATAAGGTGAGCGGCGGCACCAATTGCAGTGTCAACGCCGGAGAGCTTAATCTTCAACAGCGTGGTAGGACTTGCGAGTGAGAACGTAGTATCCGTCGTACCATCTGCGCCCTTGTTCAAAGCACCAAGGCCGATCGGCGTAGCCATACGGCCAGTACCATCGCCCAATTGCTGAAGGTTGAGGAAAGACTTCTGGAACAGTGTCTTCTGTTCATACTCAAGCTTCATGTGGGAGACATAAGCTTTCTTCTCGTTGTCGGTCAACTTTGCGGTAATCTTGTCGAAGTACATCGTCATCGTCTGGTACTTCGGCACTGCAAATCCCTGGATACCATATGCACGATCGTTATGTGCAAACGTACCACCTGTCTGAGCAAGACCACCAAAGGCAAAACCACCCGGATCAACCGTCAGATGATAGCGAATCTCTTTTCCGCCAGCCCACTCTTTACGCTTGGTAATAGAGTCAAGACCTGACACTGTACGCCAAAGAACCTTGGAGCCATTTTCCTGTACAAACTTCAGAAGGTCTGAAGATGTAAACTGTGCATTCGAGAACTGTGAGGCTTGAGATACATTAGGCATTTATTAGCCCTTTCTTAATTTGAGTCGTCCTTGATCCATACCCTTCAAAACTTCTTCAAAAATTCCAACAGGGTTATCTTGGTCCGCAATCAGTCTTTTCATGCCTGTTTGATTGGCTGCGGGCTGACGCTGTGAAGTAGAAGACTGAATCCTTGATAGATTCTGCTCTTTCTTGCTTTGCGTAGCTTGTCCGACTTCTCTATCGACGTTTCTAGTGGGTTTATCCTGTGAGATCAGTTCCAGAATTGGTTTGATCTTCAGGTTTAGCATAGCATCGAGTGTCTTGACTGTGACCACTTCTTTCCTACGAGTCTTGTCTCTTGCTTCCATCATAACATATTTCATCTGATCTTCAATAAGCGACATGTATTTTTCTGGGACCTTAGAGCCAAGCAGAGATCTCTTACCATCGAGCCACGATCCAACGGTGTGCCGGTCGGCATCCATCGCCGCCTTCCTTCGATCTTCGACCAAAGCGGCCTCTCTCTCGGTCAGAGCATCCATCTTAGCCTGAAGCGCAGCATAATTCTTTAGCTTCTTCTGGGTATCTCTTTGCTGGGGATCTTGATTGAGTTCTTCTGCTTTAGCCATGATCCATTGTCTGACTACTTCATCGTCAAGGTCCTCAGTAAAGATATTCAACAGTCTATGAGGATCTTTTTCAAGCATATTGTCTATATTGTCGAGAGATTCTCTATCCTTTCTAAGAACATCTGTTTCTTTCTTCAGTGCTTGATAGTTAGAATAGACTTTATCAGCTACGATAGCTTTGGACACAATAGTGTTAAGCTGTTCAGGGGTACTAATATCGAAATCGTACTGCTTGCCGTCAATCTCTTGGCTGAATTTGTGTTTAGTGAAATCTGTCTTATTTCCTTTTTCATTAGCGGGTCGGTTTTCCGTAGAGGATCCATCTTCTTTAATAGATTCTGCTGCAGTGTCATCAGTTGACTCACCATCTCCCTCCTCATCACCTAGTCCGAGGAAATCTTCTTCCGTAGCAGCTCTACCGGACTGAGATTCAGTAAGATTTGGCATCTCTTCTGATTCAAGGCCCAGAAGCTTTTCCATATCCGCAAACATTGACTGACTATCTGTGTATCCACCTTGAGGAACACTCGGGGTAGACGAACCTCCTCCTGAATTAGGAGTAGGTGCTGCCCCACTTTGAGCTACCGGGGTATTTTGTACGTTATCTGCCATTGCTGTTTCTCCTATATGCTATTATATTGTCGGACCTTGCATCGTATCTACTGGAGTTGGAGGTGCCCTAGCCGGAGGTGGTGGCTCATTTCCAAATGGTTCACCCTGATCTTGACCGGCATTTTCTCCTCCTGCCTGCAGAGGTTTTTGTTTGGCCAATTTCTTAGCCAATTCCTCGGTGTGTTTCTCACCGTGTGCCCAAATAGTCTCTTTAAGCTCTTCTTCTAGTGCCTCGAAGGTTGCACTGTGTATGAATTCATCCACCATGATAGCATGTGCTTCATGATCGTCCCATTTACGAACTTCTACCTTCTCTCCCTTCAGGATCTTAGTAATCTCTGCATCCTGCAATTTAGCAGACTTCTCAAAGATATTCTTTACATCCAACATGCTACCATCTACGAGCAAAGGTCCAATCTTACGCATATCCCCACCAGCCTTCTCAAAGAATCCACTCTTGATGAATTCAAGGAGTTGCTGTTTACGTGCTGCCGGGTCTACGGGGATGTACTGACCATAGTCTACATCAACTCCGTAGTCTCCCTTGATATCGGCTACACTGAAGAATTCATCATTGGCAAATCCTTCAATTCCTGTAACCTTGAGCTTTCTAGTATCTGTCATGAACTGTTTGGTGATCTCAAGACCCATAACATAGATATCACGAAGGAACTGTTTCTTCTTATTGAATAGCCGAATTCTATATTTATCATCCATCTCTAGTGCCATCTGGACAGCATAAGAAGATAGCTCACGAGGGATTTGACCCTGAGAAAATTCATTCATACCGTACAGATTGTTTATCCATGCCTGAAGGATTTCATATGCTCGCCATACATCAGAAGTAACATTGGAAGGCTTAAACTGAACAGGTTGAGCGCCAAGAGCAGGGTTGAAAGTACCAATGGCAGATGGGTCATTAGTATCCATATCATCATTGGTAGCGCCTTCTGGCTTCAAGAATTTAGCTGAACCGTGGAGTGAGATATTCTCCATGATCTGAGTGATCAGAGAATCGATGCTTTTCTGTATCTGCCAAGCGTATACGATACGGCTCATGCCAAATACATTACCTGGGATATCAATATCTGTAAGCATTGCGTAAGGGAGTCGCCTATGCTTAAAAGTATTGTTTTCCCTTCTAAGGATCTTGGGAGCGATAGGATCAAAGAAAAACACATGTGCTCCAAGGAAACCATTCCAAGGTTTACCTGGTTCCCAGTACTCATAGATAGTGAGCTTTGTCTTCTTCTTTTGTTCAGACATCTCCCCTATCTCTTGGTCATTTGAGACAGCTTTCATGTGGGTATCGATCATGGCTTGTTCTTCGGGCTTATCAAAAGAGAACATAGCCTCAGAGTATTCTATCTCTCGTTCTTCTATAGCATGATTTGCTTTTGCCAAGCATGAAGCGTTGGCATCGGGGAAAAACTTATCTGGCATGATATTCCGAAGTTCGTAGTCACCTTCCATCTTGAAATCTACAGTGGTGATATCCACGTTCTCAGGGATATCATCCAAAGGAAAATCTCCCCCGTCTGGATTCCATCCAACATAGAGGATTCCATTCCCGTACACTGAAGTATTTAGATATGGACCTGATTCAAGTTCTTCCTGTAGACCTGTATGCTTCTTGAAATGTGGGATGTATGCCTGAGCATTCTCTGCCGCTTTCTTATTGGTAGAGTCTTGATTCAGCGGAGTACAGGTCACTACTGGTTCTGAAACACAAAGTTTGGAATGCAAGAAAAGAACAGCCTTTATAAGGTCTAATCCTTCTATGTTCAACGGAGTTGTTTCACCCTGAGGAGGTTGAAACAAAGCATTTGTCAATAGACCTGTATCTAATCCACCTTGAGAATATTCGCTGATTCCTTGATGGAAATGCTTGCACGCATCAAATTCTATCTTCATGATATCTTGTTTGTCTTTAGACTCTTTGTATTTACTTGCGATTGAGGCGCACAGTTCCTCATCATTAAGGATTCTTACCCTGGCCATGGCTATCACCTCGGTGTTCTAGTGAACCTTTGTTTGAGCTGTGTTTCTGCCTTCTTCTTCTGCAGAATTTTAGTTTCATTTTCATAGATAGAGAGCACTTTTCCGAGAGTGTCAGTATCCTTTCGGATATTGGCAATATGCTCTACAACGTACGAGGTCCTAACATCGATTGAATGAAGTTTCTTGTTTATCTCCATCAACCATCCCAGAATGAGTATAGAAAGGGAAATAAGGATTCCCAACATTGCTACAAATAAGATCTGTGTTCCCTCGTTCATCGTGCTCTCCTGCGTTGTAAATTACCTACCCATAGCAGATTTCTCTTTTGGAGATTCTGCTTATCAGCCTTTCTCTTTTCTACTGCATCGATATGTTTCTGCAATATTTCTTTCTTTTCGTCTACTGCTGGTTCTTCGTATTTCTTCAATGGAGTTGGCATCTGTCGAGAGAAGTACATCAGAGTGTCCAGGCAATGATCATCCTTCTTGACTACACCTCCCTTACCGTCCTCTGAATACCTGTAGTTATTGATCTGCTCCACTAACTTTGCTGCACCTACTCTGAATATCTTGATCTTCTTATTATGAAGCATATCCCGAGTACACATGATAGCTTCTTGCCTATTCTTTAACAAGCAAGGCTGAAATCCAAGAGATCTGGACTCTGCACCGAACCAAGCTTCTGAGTTATCATATATCGAAAGGATATACCTAAACTTAGGGTGTGGTTTCTTCTTCTCAATGGCTGCTATGATATCACTAGCTGTTGCTAGTTTACCTCCACCCCAAGTGAATTCATCACCGCAAGTGCAGTACCAAATCCCTGTCGTTGGATCCTCTGCAAAGATTCCAATTCCTGTAGTATGTGATGCGGGGTCTACAACTCTAGCTTGTCTCCAATGATTTGGGATTGGAAAATCTTCTACTATCTCGAAGTCCACATTCTCGAAAACAGCTCTTGCCTTGGGTTCTATGTACCAGTCACCGGAAATACGAGCTGCTCTTTCATGCGGGGACATGTGAGCAAAAGCGTCCATAGCTCTGGCTAGCTTTTCCGGGTTATCTCGATAGAGAGGGTTCTTATAGAATGGCCAAGAATGTAGAGAAAGCGAGCCTGATTCTACCATACCATCGAGTAAGATACGGATGTCGTCATTTTCTACAAGAGGAGTGAAGGCAAGGTTTATACAACCGTCCTTGTCGAGAGTACGGACAATAAGTTCATTGATAATCTGAGTATCTGGAGGAAGTTCATCAATATAAATTAAGTGACAGGCGAATCCCATTTTAGTTGAGTCTTGTTGACTATAACTTTTAACCTTGAGGATGTCTCTATTCTTAAATATTATTGAATCGATGTTTCCTTGGTTTGTCTTCTTAATATCCTCAATAAACCACGGAGGAATCATTTCAGATAAATACTGTCCCCACATAACATTGTTGACAAAATCGATCGTCGGCCCTAGAATCCAGATTACTTCCGGTTTCGATTCGAGATATTTTATATCGAATTCCGGGGTAGACATCTTTTTCTGCCAATTCCCTTTACACCCCCAAAGATTGTAATTGGCGCTATATGGGTGTACCCTGCATATTCTCCAAGCCAGGTCTCTCATTGCTGAGAAGGTCTTAGAGGATCTGTTCCCACATCTTAAGAGCTTCGCTAATGAAGGATCTTTGAAATAAGCTAGCTGCTCCTCAAAAGGCTTAGCAGTCGGGTTATTTGGAATAAAAGTGGATAGCAGTCTACTTCTCTGCTTTATCTTTTCCTCTAAGATGGCTTCTATTAGGTCTATTCTATCATTATCCATTAGCTAAGTATCTCTAATTCTTCTTGAGACATGAACAAATGAGTAACTCTCCTGCATCCTCTGACACATTGCTTAAGGTGTTCCTCCATCGTACAGAGATGGCATTCTCGTGTCTCAAGGTTAACTATGACTACAAAATCATCGTCCCTCCTATAGGGACTAACTTTACTTGTTTTCAAATACTGTCTATACTTGCCATCTTTGGAGGTTGTTTTTACCTCTATTGTTTTAATTACCCCTTCGCCCATGTCCCAAATGAGGTCCGGTCTTCCTCTACCTCCAACTCTCTTTATATTATAGCCTAGTGACCTTAGATAGGATTCAGCGAGTAGTTCACCCAGTACGCCATTCCTCACCGAAGCCATCGGATGATTTTCGTTACTGGGCAGTATCCCTCTTGCTCTTCTCTCCGGCACCCTTTGCCCTAATCTGCAATCGGAACAGTATTTCCCATGCCAGCGTTTCCCTTCGCAGTCCACGAAGATTTGCTGGTGGCTAGCTCCCTGTCTCCCTATGGAGGTGTGCCCCAAAGTACGACCACAACCCTTACATGCTCTCTCTTCTTCACACATTTTGAATTAGTACCTTTAAGGGTGTTTCGCCCGAGCTGCATTCAGCCTATCTCTTAAATTCACGTCTGAGATTTTCGTTCGCTTGTCTTTTTTCTCTTCTAGTCCGCGTTTCCTTACTGCTGCTCTAATATCTATTCGATTAGGACGAGCTGCTGAAATGGTCTTTGCATCAACGAAATCTGAAAGATTGCTGTTTTTGACCTTCTCAAGAAGTTCTTTTTGATCCTGTCGAGAAGTCATTTTCTTATCACTGTGGTTATACATTGTATGGGTATCTCGAATCATTTCTTCTCCTTTTTCTCAAACTTCTTATCGCGAATCTTCTCGCGAGCTTTATTGCTGTCGGAAGTATTATCACTCCTGGTATTCCAGTAGGCTTTTCCTCCACCTTTCTCGAAGTGAGAACCCCCTGTAACGTGAGATGCTACAGTATTCACGCCAGGATCTCTTCCAAGCTTCTGCATGAGATTCTCTCTTGCGAGAGACACTCTTTTGCCGTATCCGAATTTATCCTTGGATATCTTACTGCGGACTGACTTGTATGCTCTATTTCCGCCAGCCGACGTGAATTTGTCGCGTATGGTCATAGCTTCTCCTTTAATCTAGGGAAACACACTCCAGTCTAGCAGGTGCCTAGACTTTGGTCAAATATTGCAAACTTTGAGCGCCCGTGGTATGATCGTTCAGATACTTTAGATACTTTAGATACGCTCTCCCAAAAAGGCAGCACACATTGATGAATATTAAGGGCTTTGACATCTTGGATGCCATCGACATACAGGAAGACCCTTGTGAGTTCAAGCCCACAGATCGTCAGATCTCCTTCAAAATCAGACTGTTGAAAACAGTCTCTCCTGCTGTCCTATCAAAACTGAGCGCGGATTCATTACATATCATAAAGACACAAGTAGCTCCATTCTCTATAGATCGAGTGAGAGAGTGGATAGAAGATAATCCATGTTTCTTAGAATGGTGTTTGCTTACAGATATATCTGAAGTTAAGCTATACAAAGCTAAACAAACAGCAATAGATACCATCATAGAAATTATGAGCCTATCGGAGACAGATGAGAAGACTATGGCTCTACGACTAAAAGCTGCTGAAGCTATCCTTAAAACAGAGAAGGTAACTACAAAGACAGTAAATAATCTAAAGATGCCAATGTTAGGTGTTCCTAAGGACCTACAGAATAAACCTGTAGAAGCGTTACAAGCAGAACTAACACGGTTGCAAGGATGAACCTATGACTAATTACCAAACGATACCTCTATTGAGGCGGGATACCGTACATGGAGGAACGTGTAGTCTCCGAGTGGTTACAGGACAAACGAAGGAAACTAGAGCGTTCGATATTACCAATGATGATTCTATCGATGGATTATCGGTACACTACCAGGGATATAGATGGGGTGGAGCCATGACGGTCCAACTCCAGCATTCTATGAACGGCAACGGTTCTTTGTGGTACGACGTAGGACTTACACATGATCTAGGCACAGGTGGTGCAGATGAAACTACACCCGCAGATCTTGATGAGATTCACTGGTATGCCCCTCCATCAGGTAACTTCTTTCTCCCTAGCCTTAGAATTAAGATCTCCACGGCGGTAGTAGATACCGGAGTTGTTCTTGAAGATCTCTTCAGGACAGTTAGGGGGCTTAAATGAGTGGACAATATCAACTCAGGGAAATCACAATCCCCAGTCAGTTACGTCTTGTCACCAATGCCGATCCTTTACTGCTTCCACTGGGAACTATTTCCGGTGTCGATGCTTCTACCCTTACTACCTCGGTTGTTGTAACCGCAGTAGCTAATATCCCAGCTCAGACCGCAGCTATGATGATCCAAGAATCATGGGATGGTGGTGTTACCTGGGATGATCTTTCAGGTCTGGACGCGGATACCATTAACGCTGTAGGTACTTTCAAGGTCAAATTTACCAACACTACAGGTATTTGTTCCCCTCAAATTAGGTTGAAGATCACTCCAACAGGGAATGGAACGCTGTATCTCACCAAGGTATACTGTACCACCAATCCGCATGGGCAGATTATTCCCCGTGACTCCTTTACCGCTACAGGTGCTGGCACTACGGATTTCGGAGCTTCGGCTACTGCGTTGCGATGTGCTTCGCTGCTAGGTAATGTTAATGGCATTGCAGACTTTGGAGCGGGGGTAGCCACTGCTCAAACTCTTAGGGTGTATGATGCTGCCGCTGCTTCAGGAATTACAGTAAATCATACTGACCTATTAGCTATCCAAGCACAGCTTACTACTATGCTGGGATACATCGATGGGCTTGAGACACTCGTAACTGATTTGAAAACCCAGGATAAACCAGAATACTCTTCTGCATTCGCTCCTGTTAGCGGGTTGTCTCTCGTATTGGTATCTAATGTCTGGCTCCAATTCATTGCCAGTACATCTGCAAAAGCAGTAAGATTCCAATATGTAAACGAATCAGGGTATGCTATTGAACTAGGCTTTGGGGCTGGTGGAGCGGAAGCGTCTAAGGTCGTACTAGCAGAAGCGGGAGATGTTGATCTTCTGATACCTGCAGGCACCCGGCTCTCCCTTAGATGCGCCACTTCAAACACGCTCCCTGTATTCTGGTTTAGTGCATTTGTTTGACAAAGGATTAACTCATACTAGGTGAAAGCCTACTTTCCAAGGAGGAAACTATGAGTATAAAGAATTCAGGAACAACTCGACACGGACGACTAACAAAGATTCTGTCTGATGATGGAATCGAAATGAAGGACGCTGCACGGATCAGGTCAGGAGCCGTTGACCCTTCTGTCACTGCAGTAGACGCACCTGCTGCGTCACTCTATATGAGTTCTGCCACAGGCAAACTATACAGGAAATCTGACGCGGGACTGACTACAAACTGGCAGCTTCTGAACTTCAGCGAGTTCACGAATGACCCGACAGGATTCATTAACGAAGAGACAATTGTCGTCACGTATGATGGACCAAACCGACAGTTCTCTCTGTACAACACAGCGACTCCAACGAAGATTGAGTTCCTGTTGCTTGGGAAATATTACACGTACCCTGCATCTGTCGGAGTTCCATGGATTGTCCCTACGGTCCTAGGGGGCGCAACACCTATCCAACACACAAATGCAGATGGTATCTATTACCTGCGTGTGAGTGGAGGAAAAGGTGGATACACTCTAGGGCAAGTGGTATTCGACATCGTTCCTCAGCTATTCACAGACCTTCAAATCGCTGTCGCTTTCAAAAATGCTACTGCACAATTCGGTATGCGAGAATGCCATAACTTCATGCCTCACGAGGACCATGAAGAGTTCCACTACACGAATGGATGCTACCTTCGTGCCGCTGCTGTGCTGACAGGCTACACTCTCCCGTCTACAAACACAGCACAAAATATGATCGCTGTTGCACAGATCACAGTCTATGATGAAGATTTGTCAACGTCGATTCTCGCAACACCTGCAGCCGTGTGGAATGTGAACACCTACACTTCCGGTGCGTATACTATTGCGTACCATGCCGGTCCTGCAGGACTGATCAACTTCTATACCACAGCACAAGTGCCGTATATCTCGAATGCTGCAGCTCCTGCCACTGCAGACGCAACGCCTATCAACTACACGTCACTCGTCGCTGGAACAGGAACTCTGACGAATGTTGCGGAAGATAACTACGTCAATATCTTCACCCTAGCTCTTCCTGTCACCGCAGATGCCGAGTCACAGAAATTCCGGCGCATATTCTTCACAGGGCAGAGAACCTTCACGACTCTCGCCGCTGCACAGCTTGAAGTTCCGTCCCAAGTAGATTTTGGGCAGCTTAGAACTGCTCTGCCTGAGATGGTCGTGACCTCGATGATCTCGTACCGAAAGAATGCTCTGGGGGTAGGCGCTGTCGCATCAAGTATGGGTCAGTGCATGCTCGATGCCACGGCAACTCCTGTCGTGTTCACGGGAACAAGGGCTTCGCTCATTGGTGTGACTGGCGTGTCACCCTCGGACCATCAGTCCCTCTCCAATCGGAATGCCACAGGCGCGACTGTGGCTGATTGCACCCATCCGTCCTACGCTATCAGTACAGAAGGGGTTGCATGGACTGGTGGAGGCGTCCTGAGCGCCACAGAGCTTACGGTGCAATCGTCCCTCGATAAGCTGTCAAGCACATTCGCCGGGACAGGAGCTGTCGGTCTTGTCAGCGCAGCGGCACAGAACTTCAGCGGGGCGAAAAGCTTCTTAGCCCTCGCCACTGCAGTACTCGGCCTAGCAGTGACAGGAGGTGTTGCTGCGGCTGGTACTCTGTCCCGAGCAACGACTATCTGGAACCTTGGAAACGCACTCACAATCAATGAGACAGGATGTGTCATTGACAGAGTAGCTGGCGGGGATATTGCAATTGGTGGTGTTGCTGCTGTCGCAACATCCATTACGCTTGGAAAAGCCAGCGCCACAACATGCACAACTTCGGTTGTCGATACGACAGAAGCGACGGTCGGCGGCTTAGGTGCGCTGAAGGTTTCGGGTGGTATCTATGTTACCAAAGCATTGTTTGGTGGCAGCACAGCCACATTCGCGACGAGTGTGAGTGCACCACATCTTATTTGTCCCACTGGCGGAACAGCAGCTACCACAAAAATCACGCTGTCTGGCACGACTTGGCAGTTTGGACTTGATACCACTGTGAAGAGTTCCATTACCGAAGCAGGCGCGGCGGTGTTTGCGACGAGCATAACAAGTCCAATTCATTCTCTTAATTCAGACTCTATAAACGCAGGACTACGCTTCAACGACGCGGCTGGGACAACGGCGCGGTGGTGGCTAGGGAACAGACAAGCAGACAATTATTTCTACGTGCTGGCAGCAGGCGCAACCGACGTGATGAATTGCTCACCAACAGGCGCGTGGACGTTTCCGGTGTCGGCCACCATTGGCACTGCCAGTGGAACTGAAGCACAGACAATTCACGGGTATGTACAAATTGCTGGCCATGCTGCAGGTAAAGTTGGTTTCTTCGGAACAGCGGCTGCAGTTCAAGCAACGGTAGCAGATGCGGCAGTATCGTTCAGAAGTGACACATTAGGAAATCTCGCAACAGATTGTGGATCACTGCAAACCGCAGTAAACGTGTTAATAGATGCATTACAAGCATACGGGTTCGTGAAAGCAGCGTAACAAGGAGAGACAGTATGAAGTTTAATTTGAATGTGGAAATCATAGGGATCAACGGAAAACCAATGACGAAAGAGGTTGGAGGTAAGGAAAACGACACCTTTCTCAATATCTGCAAAAGCGTAGTTTCATCTGTTCACCCAGATGACCCTAAGAACCTTGAGCATCTTAATAAGTCGATGAAGATTTATGAAAAGCTCGAAGCAGCAGTTGACGGTGAGGTAGAGTTCAAGAAAGAGTCTATGGTGTGGATTAGGGACAGAATGCAGAAGTTCCAACTAAATAACCTTGTCATCTTTAAGTTCACAAAGCTTTTCGATGAACCGTTGACGCAGGGCCAATTAGACGAGGTTTAAGCTATGGCGAAAAGTAATTTGACAGATGCGGAAAAAGCTGAATTTACCTTGTGTAGTACCTCTTACCTTCATGAGCAACTAGGTCAGATTTTCCCTAATTGGGCATCTGATATGGAGCGAATGATGCACGAATGGGTCGATGCAGGAACACTGTCGGCAGCGAGTAAGGCAAAGATTAAGACTGAGATTACTGCTGACAGTATAGCTTACAAGGCGAAAGGAAAGAAGTAATGCATCTCGGTGAAAGATTCTATACTGATTCTGAATTGAAAGACTTCGGTTTCAAAAGCCTCGGAAGAAATGTTCGGATCAAAAGAAATGCTGGGATCTATTTCACCGAGAATATCTCTATCGGAGACAACGTAAGAGTCGATGACTTCACTGTCATCGTAGCAAGTAAAGAACCTGTAGTGATAGGAAGCCATGTCCATATAGCCAGTCTTTGCTATATTGCAGGTAGTGACGGTTTCGTTATGGAAGATTTCTCTGGGTTTTCTCCCGGTGTACTAGCCTTCACTGGAAGTGATGACTATACCGGGGGGAAACTCACCAATCCTACTATTCCACACCAGTATGCTGGAGGACCTGCAGGTAAAATAATCCTCGGTAGACACGTTATCATTGGAGCTGGTACTATCCTTCTGCCTAAAACTTCATTAGGGGAAGGATGTTCTGTAGGAGCAGCTTCCTTAGTTAAGTCTGGGGATTATCCTCCTTGGGGTATCTATGTGGGATCTCCTGCTAGATGGCTTAAACAAAGGAAGAAAGACCTACTTACACTAGAAAAGAAGTTCTTGGAGGAATGGAATCAATGATAGTAGATGTAGTAATGCTTGCGGATTCTAAATCTCCATCTTTGATACAGATGACTCAGAATGCTATTGACACGCTTCATGCCAGTGAGACTGATCATCAGTTCAATGTAATTCTAGTAGAGTCTAATCCGCATTTCAAGGGCTATGAAAATGCTCACAACATACATCCAGACTTTAAGTTCAACTATCACGGATATATGAAATATGGGTTGCAGCACATCTCTCAACAGTTCTCTGATTTCATCTGTCTAGCAAACAACGATCTAATATTCCATAACCGATGGTTCTCTAAAATTCTAGAAGCTAGTGAAGCATTACCCGCTGTCCAATCATTCTCTTCTTTCAGTCCAAATGACCCGTGGCCGCATGAATCTGGTTGGTTTCTAGGATATGGAGTTGGTGGAGTCGTTACAGGCTGGTTCCTTACTATGAAAAGAGAGATTCTAGATATCATCGACCTCTCAGAAGATGTTTCCTTCTGGTGTTCTGATAATATCTACAACGATGAACTGATTAAGCATAAAATTCTACACGCTCTTGTTAGAGATAGCCACGTTACACACTTGGGAGGGTCTACTCTTTTCACCCTATCCTCAGCGGATATCGGAAGACTCACTGCCGGACAGGTTGAAGCCTACAATAAGAGGATTAAATGAAAATACACATCGTATCTCCTCCATATCACTCTTCGTCAGGGGGAATTAAGGTTCTTCACTATTTAGGATATCTTGCCAATTGGCTAGGACATTCGGTTGATATGCGTACCCTAGGCATGAATCCAGACTGGGGGCCTTATCATAAGACTGTCATAAACCCAGATATCTACATTCACCCCGAGATAAACCCTGCTACTACCCCAGAAGATGGAAATATTGTCAGATGGGCACTGTATTATCCAGGGAGAATAGCTGGGCCAGTGCCTTACCCGGAACATGAACTGGTTTACAGCTTCCACACCAAATACTTGGAAGAAACACAGAAAGCATCCCCTCACAGGCCAGTAAAAGTATTTTGCTTGTCAGCAGTAGAGCTTCCGGGGTTTACATTTCCCGTAGAACGTACAAATTTGACTTGTTTCTGGGAAGGTAAGGGAGATAGAACAGGCACACCTACTGAAACTCAAGCAAATGAGATAACAAGAGGCTGGCCTGCTCCACGATCTGAGCTTATTAAGTTTTTTAAGCAGTGTAAGACTCTATATTCTTGCGATCCATGCTCAGCTATCAACGATGAAGCTATAATGTGTGGGTGTAAAGTAATGCTGTGGGACGGTAAGCAATATAATCCCTACACTGAAGCTGATCCCGAACTGGTGCCTATGGAGATGACTCGGGATTTGAAAAAAGTTGAGCTTTTCCTTAATGAAGTCGCCAAACATTTTTGGATTAAAGAATGAAAATAGGAATAGGTATCACGACAAGAAATAGACCAGAACTTTTAGCCTATGCTTTGAAGCATTTCTTAACTTTCCCTACCTTCCATAAGTCAATTATCGTAGTTTCGGACGATGATTCAGATGAAGCACCGAAGATACCAGAAGAAGTACACCTTCTTACCTCGAATACTAGGCTTGGAATAGCTAAGAATAAGAATAAATGCGTAGATTACCTTAGATCTCAGGGTGTAGACCACTATTTCTTGTTCGACGATGACTGTTTTCCTATCAAATATGCCTGGGATTTACCATTTATAGCTCTTTCAGCTACAGATAACATCCACCATAGCCTATACCTGGTAGCTGCTGGTGAGGTTTCTGTGAAGGAGACCCATGAACACTATCTTTCTTACTACAATTGTGGTGGATACTGTCTATTCTTCACGAAACATGCCATGGATCTACTGCAAGGAATGAATCCTGAGTTCGGAATCTATGGTTTCGAGCATTCTGAACTGTCTAAACGTGCTTTCGATAAAGGTTTGACAGGGTTGAACCAGTTCAATGCTCCTATTAGAGCATCCGAATACCTATTTTCTCTCGATATGGATTCCGGTTGGCTTCACAAAGAGTCGCCTTTGGGTCCTTTCACAGGGGTTTTCACCTCTTCTGTTGAAAGAGAACGGCCTCTAATTGCTGGATATATCGAAGAAAATAGGAAGGTGTATGAAAAAATTGTCCTAGGGAAATAATTGTGTTAACGTCTTGCTCACGGAGAGAGCTTATGATATTCAACCTGTTCGCGCTGTTAAGTAATAACATCAAGAGCATACCCCTGTTGATTCTTATGGGCCTAATGGCTTGGATGGCGAGCACCCTATCTGATGTGGAGGAAGGTATCGCAGGGATGAAAACAGAAATAGCTGTAATGAATGAGAGTCTTAGATTGCATATGGTTTATACCTACCCTAATACGGGTGTTCCTGCCTTCGTTCTACCTCCTAGCCTTCAGAAAAAGGAAATACATTGAACCATACCTTAGGTAAATACATTTTTGACAGAATAAATAAACTGTTTATCCTAGATATCGTTGTCAAGAATGGAAAAACCTATTTTCAATGCTCCTGCGATTGCGGTATCCTCTGCGAAAAAGATGTCTATAAAGTCCTGTCGGGTCACACTAAATCTTGTGGCTGTAATCTGGTCAATAGGGACTACCAAAAAAGACATGGGGGGCACAAATCTTCAGAATACGGCACCTGGGAAGCAATGAAAGCCAGATGCAACAATCCTAAAAATAAGAAATACAGGCTGTATGGAGGAAGAGGAATAAAGGTTTGCGATAGGTGGAATGATTTTGTAAATTTCTACGAGGATATGGGCCTCCGCCCGGAAGGGTTAACTCTGGAGAGGATAGACAGTGACGGAAATTACTGCCCTGATAACTGTAAATGGGCTACTTATTCAGAGCAGAATAGAAATACAACTCAAAATCACTACCTAACTCTTGGAGAAACTACTTTAACTATCGTTGGGTGGGCCGAGAGATTGGGATGGGATCCCGCAGTAATCCACGCTAGATTAAAATATGGCTGGTCCATAGAGGATACTTTAACAATACCGAAAAGGAATAGGAGTCCCAATGGTACAAGAGAAGCCTTCTGATAAGTTTTTGAAATTTGTATCCGCAGTTAAGGCCGAATCAATTGAGTTTCCTGAACTGAAACCGTATCTGGTAGCCCAAGCCATTCTTGAATGTGGCAGGGGTATTACAGAGTTGTTCGACCAATACAATAACCCTTTCGGAATGCACTACCATGATTTCCTGGCACCTTACGGTATCGGCGTTCAATATGTGGCCTGCGACGGACCTGGGCTTTATACCAAGTTTGATAATTATTCATCCGCTATTAAGGGTTTCTACAAGTGGTTCGATGCCTGGGCACACTATGGCGACTGGAGAACCGAGGCACGCAAAGGCGGGCTTGCTTTTCTGAAGCACATCGGACCTTTCTACTGCCCTCCCGGATTCACTGAATCCTGGAAAACTGCACATGGAGGTCTTGACTATGCGGACTATATCGTTAACAACCTGCTGGTAGAAGCTAAGGTTTTGTTGAATGATGCGACAGCAACCCCCGATAAACCCACCCCAAAACCAGTACCGAAGGATTTTACCTATCTTTCTGCAGATACTGCTGAAGCAAAGAACTTGGTCAATGCTTTGGTGTCTAATTTTCCAAAAGAGTTTAGCTTTAAGCTGTATAAACCACCTACGGATACTCCAGTAGAGCCACCAAAACCCCCAAACCCGCCAACAACTGCCGGGAAAAAGATACTTCTGAACCCAGGACACAGTGCTTCTTCCCCTGGCGCGGATGGACTGTCATCTAGCGTCCATGAAGAGGTGCAAAATCTCCTTGCCGCAAATATTATGGCCTCAGATCTCAGAGCTGCAGGGCATACTGTAGATATCTTTAGGTCAGAGAGCAATGATCTTCAAGCTGTGGGAGACAAAGCTAAGGGGTATGATGCTGCATACTCTCTCCATCACAATGCTTTTGACAAGAAAGAGCATTACGTCTGGATATTCGGCCCGAGTGGAGAAGCTAACCAAGCATCTAAAGATCTTGGAGCCAAGATTACTGCAGCAATTGGAAAAGCTCTTAATCTTGCAGATAATGGGATGGAAAAGTCGGGATATACTGTCCCCAATCTGTTCGCGAAGAATTGCAAAGGCCCATCTGGTCTTATTGAATTCTATTTCATTGATGCATATGGGGATCTTAATGTTGTTAATGATAGAACAACTAAAGCGGCACATGCAATGGCTGGAGCAATGATTAAATACTTCGGGTGATGTATGAAAAAAGAATCAATGATTGAAGAACACCGGAGATTAGTGAGAATTCTTACTACTGGAACTAAAGCTGAGCAATTGAAAGAAGCTAAAGGCCAGAAGGAAGAACTCAAAGAGATGATCAAACCTAAAATTCGAGAGAAACTATCAAGGAAAGGGTAGTATGATAAGATTGGGGGTATTGTCTCCTTCGCCAATAGATACCACGGGTTTGTTTAGGGTAGGTTGGCCTCTAGCTCTATTACGTAGGCAAACCCCTAATTTTGTATATACGTACATCAATGAAGTATCCTGGCTATCGGCATCTCAAATTGATGCTTGTATGTTTCAAAGACCGTTTACTCCTGAGCATGTGACAATCCTTAATAGGTTCAAAGAAGAAAGTGTTCCGACCTGGATTGAGTATGATGATCTTCTTACCGCAATACCGAAGCACAATCCTTCTTTCGATACTTACGGTAAGCCAGACATACTGGAAGCATTGAAAATAATACCTGCTCTGGTAGATATTATTACAGTTACTACCCCTTACCTCAAAGAATGCCTACAATCCCCTTCAGTGAAAGATGTTAGAGTTGTCCCCAATGCTTGGGATGACTATCATCTTCCGATGGAACAAGAGAAGCACGCGGTCAACAAATCTCTCCGTATCGTATGGAGAGGAAGTCCAACACATATTTCCGATCTTGATCTATATGCCGATCCGGTTATTAGACTGCACAAAGAGGATCCAAGCATTCACTGGTTCTTCCTTGGGTTTAGACCTTGGTTTACTAGACAAATGGAACAAACACACTGCCATGTCTTCGAGAAACCTCTAGATATGGTAGAATACATTAGATTTTTAGGGACTATCAGACCAGATATTCTCGTAGTACCTTTGACAGATGATCCGTTTAATAGGGCTAAGAGCAATATTGCTTGGATGGAAGCATCCTTTGCAGATGCTGTGACTGTTGCTCCTGATTTCCCTGAATGGAATAGACCTGGGATTATAAACTACAAGGATTCTATTCTAGATACGCTATCGGATACGATAGTGAACATTGATTCGTTGAAGCACAATACAAAACTATCCTGGGATTTCATCCAAGAAAATCTTCTTCTCTCCAAGGTTAATTATTTGAGATGGGAAGTGCTGGAAGAAATAATAAGTAAGAAGAAGCCTATTACGACTTCTTTCTTACCTCTAGGATCGAGACCCTAACGCTAAGGAACCATACGGTACTATACCAGAACCTCACCACATCTCAATACGCACTACCTCTATTCCACTTTATCGCACAATGCCGTCATGATAACATACAACGCATTACCCTCTCGACACTATAGCATACTTCACCTATTCTTCAAAGTATATGATACCACCCTACCTACATAAAACCTCGCTCGACTTCTACGCCACGGGACGGCATCTTACCACTACCGTACCGAACAGCACTCCACTTTACCCTCACTCCATGGAACAACACCTAACCAAAGCCCGACCGCATCTCACATCGCTTTATCCGGATAGCAAGTTAAGAGACTATACCTCCATGCCACGAGGCTCGGCTCGACCACAACCTTACATGACGAAACAATGCTATACCCCAACTGTACGGTCCCGTATAAGATTTCACCTTCTGCAGTACCGATACCAAACCACAACACCAAACTACATAACTATGCCGTCACCTTTCCCACCTTATCGGATCTCACCTTTACTTCACGCGAAGAAACTTTACCCCCTACATTAAGGCATCCTAGCTTAATCTACCTCGACCACAACTAAGTCCACTTGACCATCGCCTTACGTCATAATATCCTATCTTGCAGGAACGCAATCCCAGTATACAATGATTCAACACGACCATCGCCTTATCAAACACTGGTTCATCTTACCATCACACCAATGTACGTGGCTCTACCCCCATCTAATCTTATTGCACCCCACCTCTGCTGGAAAGCACATAGCGCAGCTTTACCTACACCGCAAGACACGTAACGCAGCATTGCCGCTACCTTGACGAATCGAACAGAACAATACCGCTACTTTATTGCCAGATTACTTGACCTCAACCCACCTTTAATAGGCGGTACGTGGCATAACTTTAACGGCACTGGACCAAACCTGGACCAAAGACGAATTTACTCCTAACACATACTACGCGGCTTTACCTTTACCTGCATTAACCTACTACACCTTCGATTGAAGTTAGTTTACCCCACCTACAACCTCACATCGCTTTATCAAACCAATACTACACTTGACTTTACCTAGACGAAAAATTCATATTATATCACCGAAACTGCAACCTATTTCACTTTACCGTGGCATTGCGCCAATCCAGTCTACCACAACAACATACCGCAAAATCCTACCATCACCGAACTGTACCGAAGACAACCATACCCTTACAGAATCCAGCGAAACCAGGCCCGCACTGAAGACAACGAAACCAAACCCTCACTAAACTGCACCGTGACAGAAGGTGGCTTAACTCTAACTTTACATCGATGGCTTTAGTGCCACCCTTCGATTGAAGTTAGTTTACCCATCCTACAACCTCACATCGCCTTTCTTATAACAGTCAATCTCCCACAGACTGTTCCCACCAAAATCATCCGGATTCTCCAGTCATTTCAAGCACTTAGAGCCATCCGGGTGGTAAATCTTCTTCGTATCCCGGCAATTCTTCCAACTGATAAAGAAATGCGCCTTTGTTTCCACTGCCTCTCCATGATCCTAATCCCTGATTCTTACCAAGGTCTAGCAATACCTTCAACGCTTCAAATGTAAATGGTGATCCCTTTCTAACTCTAAGCACTGTTCCCATTTCCGTATCCACAGGTAAGACTTCTGAAACAGCGATAGCAGTCTTTCGCTTGCCCATAACATCAAAGTGAATAGCTCGCTCACAATAAGCGGGATTGCCCTCACTGTCACGAGCAATATCGCGGTCAGGGCGCATAAATTCATCAACAGCTTTAAGGTCCAGAGCACCACAACCACCAGCAGCCACTTTAGTCTTGACAATGGATCTATCCTCCGTAGAAAGCATCACTTCGAGATTAGCCTTGATGTTACCAAGGATCATATGAGTAGACACCATAGGCCAACCCTTTTCATCTCTCATGAAAACTGTTGCCTGCTTTTGAGTTCCTTCTTTTACTGCTTCATCAAACTCTTTCTCAACGTCTACGATCAACTCCAGCAATTCAGGGATAGTCTCAGGCAAAGCTTCATTCCTTCCAAGTCTTGCTTGAAAGGATCTGACTATCCCCTGTAGTTCCATTATTTCTTTCTCCACAGCCAATGCACTACCGGAATACTTTGCCAGTGCCTTGGTGACCTTGGCACCGAGCTTGTTGGCTTTCTCCAATTCTTTCTTGGTCTTAGAGAGGACGTGCTCATTGTAGATCGATGCTTTAGGGCAAGTGCCCAACATGTCTCGGATAAGCTTGAGGCGAAGGCGATAGTACAGAAAATTCCCAGTCATAATTGCTCCTTATGCGTTAAGTGACTTCAGAACCGTTTTTACCCTATCACACCCACCGAGGATGTCAACAGGCAAAGCTTGGACAGCCAAAATCCCGACCACACTTTGGACACCGCAACCCCTTGATATCATTAGACCGATCCAGGGAGATCTACTATATTGAATGACAAAAAAGACCCCTTTATCCAATAGTCCTAGCACCAAGGCTGAAATCGATTTGGACCCTATACTGATGCGATCTGCTCGAAAAGATTCAACCTTGAGCCTCTGAACGCGACAAATTTCAGGGCTTATCTGATTGACCGGCCAGTCAAGCCACCCTCTTGTATTCCACCTTATAACATGCTATGCTTCTACTATGAGGAGAATTCCAATGAGAAGACTGTTCGCGATCTTAACGCTTTCTGCCTGTACTAACGCATCTTTAGAACCAGTACCGATAACTTATCCCAGAGCTACTCTACCCTTTCTTATCGAGGGTATTCCGTACACAGGTATAGCTGCAGCCCAGAGGAAAACCTCACAGAAGATAACAGTGAACACACAAAAGGATTCACCGTATCTGTTTATGACTACCTGCCATAGGGAACAGTTATTTGAACGTCCGGCACTAAACTTCGACTTCACTTATGTGCCCCAGTTCTGGATAGAGAACACATCCTACTGCCTTATAAAGTTCACAATGATTTCTGCTCAAGGAAAGACCTTGGTTGGATTCATCGATTTGTCCTCAGAAGATGATCTCCCATATCGCCTTCAGTGTAATGGAAGTTCTACTTCTCCAGTAGGATATTCTATTTGTCAGTCTCGTTCTGGTTTGATACAGAGAATATCATTTGATGTTAGAGTGGTAGTAGAACCAGCAAAGGGATGTAGTCTACCTGAACCAGACGGCTTCAGCTACAATATCCCTCTATCTTCAGGTTTATGTCTTTATGTGTTCAGGGCTACCGATGGAAGATTTGCTAGATTAACTACCTACGGGTACACTGAGGTGCTACCATGATAGTTCCATTCCTTCCCCTTATTGCGTCAGTGGCCACTTACTTCGTCAACCTATTCATAAAAGACAAAGCGAAGCAAGAAGAGTACAGACTTAAAGTTCTTCAGGCTGTAGACTCTTACAATGCTACAGCTCTGGATTCAGCAAAGTTAAGGTCAGAGTATGTGAGGTTGAAAAATAAACTTAAGGCTGGACCTACTACTTAGGGTTTTTGTAGTATATCGTTTCTATAATTTCTTAGAAACGATTGTGGATATCTGTATAAGAGGAGTGGATATAATGACAAAAGAGACTCATGAACCTATCGGTTCTTTCGGTGTGAATGAAACACTGGAAGTTATTTCCTTTGGGATGCTTACTGCGAAAGGAATCGTAGACTCATTGAAGTCGGATGGAAAACTTGATCCGTCAGACTATACCAACTTTCTTCCGGGTCTTATGCAAATACCGGATGCGTTGACAGGGTTGACGGATATCCCTAATGAGTTGAAAGAACTTTCACCGGAAGAGATGATCCTTATTAGGGACCATATTCTCACTTCACTCCCTGATATCGGTGAGAAGTGGATCGTTGTCGCCAAGGAGTCTTTCACCATCGGATTCTCAATCCTCAATATCCTTAAGGCGATCAAGAAGACTGCATGAAAGATGCCTCCGTTTTAGGGTTCTACAATGCTTCTTGTAGGACCTTTTATGTTATAGTCCTTAGTATATTAAAGGTAGAACGAAGTGCCACTAAGATTCCTCATCCTTTCAAACGCCCAATTTAGCACGCTGGCAGATTACATCTCCCTATGTAGCTGCCGGAGGTGCGGGGTATGACTCATTTAGATATACTATTAGACAAACGAAAAGAAGCTAGAACTGAGGTAAAAAGAGTTGAGCAATCCATTGCAGTAGAAGCTTGTCCCCATAAATTAGGACAACTTGTAACCTATACCCATAAAGGTGGAAAGGTTCAAGCTATAATAACTCAGATCAGCTTTAGGGTTACTCCTCCTTATTATTACATATCACTGAGTGTTATCAATGAGGACCATACACTGAAGAAACCTAGAAGAGTTTATCGTGAGAGTAGTTTAACTATACTAGACCTCAAAGATGGAAAGAACGATGCTCTCCTCAAGAAAAGGGTCAAAGAGTTATCGGAGAAAGGATTCATCCTCTAGACTATCCATAATAGTAACATGGTATATTGTTGTTCCTCCCTAACAACAAGCGATGGTGGGGGAGGGGAGGGGTGGTATAGGTCTTCCCTTATAAAATAACGCAGGGCCACCATAATACAGTGTCGTACAAAGAGATTCTTTATGTAAAATAACGCAGGGCCACCTTGAGAGCGATTTTTTGTACCCCCTTGAGAGCGATTTTTTGTACCCCCTTGAGAGCGATTTTTTGTACCCCCTACCCCACACCCCTACGCCATCCCACATTACCCTTATCCCGCCATGATATATCTAGGCATAGTATTACCTAGTCATAATAATAATTAGTCTTATCCTGCCTTGTCTGATTCTATCCTGATATGACCTGTCAGAATAGACTGTCGGGCTAACATCACACCAAAACGTGATCAAACTTCTTGAGCAATTCCAGCGGGTTTCGCCAAATCACGCGCTAACATCAAGCACACTCCCGCGCTAACATCACGCCACTCCCTGATATTAACCACCAGTTAAGATCCCCCTTACCTCAACAATTTCCCTAGCTTACACCCTATTCATTCCTTTTATATCCATCTACCCTACATAAGATTTCCTCTATGACCTGACCTACATCGCCAGCCGCTCATCATTCCTCCCCTATGATGACTTACCATAGGATATCCTTCACCTTTACCGCCAAGTGTCTAAGCATTTTTTCCTCTCAACTCCTTGGACACCTCCATCTAGCCATCCAACACTCTTTCCATTATCAACTACGACACAAAAAGTTATTCACCTTTCACTATTCAACCATCTATTCCTTGTACACTACACTTAAACATCAATCGTAATAATTCTACACGGTTAATGTTTGGCACGATACCTGCAATGTGTTTTTTCGATGGCGCAGTATACTCCGGTCATCTTGGCACCCAACTGATTGCGTGGTTTGGTGTCCTCCCGCATAGCGTAAAGCCAACCGGGAAGTTACTCGTCGACGATGCCCGTTCCTTGCCCCGTCAACAAAAAGGCGGTCGGTACAGCAACAACCGGGACTAAGCGGAGGAAAGGATAACTCGAAATCCTACTAGGCTATAGGAAAGAGTATATCAAAACTCTTCCTGCTATGATGAATACAATGCCATTGTATTCATCTCAATGCTGGTATACAACATGCTAGCAGTGAGATGAAACAAGACAATAACGATGAAAAGGATAAGACAATGTGTTTGATTCTCTGTATCTCTGATGGATTTGGTGTTGAACAATACTGTGGTTTCTTCCATGATGTTGACCTCGATGAATACAATAACGATGATGAAGATGAAGACTGCGATAACATCTTCTCTCTGTTCAAGGTGAATGATGATGACTGGCTTAACAAAGAGGAGACATGGTTTAATGAATTCCATCCCTCATTCTGGTTGGCTAGACATGGCAAGGAATTGTGCTTCGGTGACTACGTTTAAGGAGAATGATATGCTAGTGAATACTAATGGTTTCAATGTGACTCGTGCTATCGTGGAGAACATCAAGACAGTGGACCGTATCACTTACTATGATATGGTTGCCTTAATGGAAACAATCAACAGTCTTACCAATCCTATCCTGGATTGCATCGTCTTGAAACGTGGAGAGAATGGCATCATACCGATGACAAAGGTATCACGTCTGAGTCAATTCGATATGACTCATGTACAGAACCTGAACATGTGGAAGAAGAACTATCCTGACTTGTCAGGGTATAGCATCGTGAGATGCAAGTACAATTCCAACCTCGATATCGTCCCATCTACATACGATGAACTTGTCAAGGTGTGTGAGATATGGGATAGTGAAGCGGAACATTACGAAGCTCCTACCAATGACGGTATCTACTGTCGTATCATGGGAGATATATCTGAGCATATGAAACAGGTTGTGGATGAACAGGGAACAACACTACAGCAGAAGATAGATTATCTATCCAACGTTGATACCTTTCCCAGCAATCAACGCCTCACCCTGTACCCTGAAAAAGGTGGTGTCTATCTTGACTTTGTTATCGAGAAGATAACTGAGAAAGGATGGACAAAGATGATCAACGGTGGTCTAGTATACCGATTGCCTGATTGTACCTGGACTTCCCATACTTAATGCTTGACAATCTGAGCATCCATTGTTATGGATGCTCTAGTGGTCTTAGTGTTAATACTCAATGGAGTTACCAATGAAAGCTTTCTGCCTCTTCGCTTTACTGTCATGTTGTGCTACTGCTTCTCCCGTACCTGATACAACATACCGTTGTGTCTGTAACAACGTAGACAAGGGCAGATGTGAAACCATTTACATCAAATACTCTGAATACACATGGTATGTTAATTTCTATTTCAAAGAGACTACCATCTTGAAACGATTGAATGAGTGCAGAGTAGATCGAACTGCGACAGACCCTTTCCCTAACCTTAACCTTACGATAGGTAGACTATGACCCTTAACCTTTCTGACACTGAGGGATACTGACCTGACTGGTCGGCCAGTCAACTAGGGTAGACTATGAAAGGATTCTTTATGAAACGCATGAAATGGAATGGATTAAACCTTGAAGTGACTGAGTTGATACTCCTCCGAAATGGATGGGAGTATTACGTGATCGGTGAACGTACTCAAGATATCTTCAATGCTTTGGTATGGGGTTTTGAAATAGAGTTAGGTGACGTATCCTATGAAGAGATTAAGCCATACATCATGTGTAGCGAGATGCTTGACAAAGACAGTGATGCTCTCCCAATTCCAGATGGAGAATGGATGGATAACAATGAATAGATTGCAGAATATGCGTGATAGGTTTGCAGAGTTAATTCAGCTTGACAGTGGAGCATGTAGCGTGATAGCGATGGAAGTTGTAAGACTGTACCTCGAAGATACAGGTAACACTGACCTAGCTAAACGATTGATAGGACCAATCAACTATCGCTTAGCAGAGATAAGGGAGCAAGATCCAAATGGCTAAAGTTAATCCACCGTTCACATGGAAATTTGCAACACCTCCACCGATTAGACCTGATATGATGAAAGGAATAGACAATGGACCAGAAGACAAGGTTGAGCATACTGAGGGAACAGATGCGATTGAAACAGGAACAGATGGATCGGCAACTGGAGAACCTGAAGATAATTCAGGAACAGATGAAGGAATTGAGCCTGATGATACAGACAGTGAAGGGGTATTAGATGGAGAAGATATGCCCAATCCAAGCGGAGATCCAGGAGAGAACACTGACAGCCAAGAAACTAAAACTCCTGATAGAGAAGATGAAGAGGCAAATCCTGACAATGGAGAAGGAGATAGTACTGAGGACGAACCAGATGACTCACAACAGGGAGATGATAGCGACACTGAAGGACAATGCCAGGGAAAGCTCTGCGAGCTAGTCCAACAGCATGACGAGATGATAGGCGAACAGGCTAAGATAATGCTTAGTCTTAAGCAGGAGACTAGTGCTAACACTGCTACCATGAAGTCTCATGATAGGGTATTGAAAGAGCATCATGATCGTTTCCAGTCAGTCAATGCCGGTATGGCCAAATTGTCAGATAGACTTGACTCTTCAGGCAAATGGGCTAACACTGTCAATGAGAAATTGCTTAGCCTTAACGAAGCAATCAAGCTACGACAGAACATTGTCCGTATTGAATTGACAAAAGATGATGAAGTTGTCAAGGCAGTAGAAGGCCAACACTTCATGTTTGACGTGTTGCTAAGAACAGTCATGACGGGCAAATTCGTATGGCTTGTTGGCCCGGCAGGTAGTTTCAAGACCGTATCTGCTAAAATGGTAGCAGATACGCTAGACCTGCCTTTCTACTGTACGTCAGTGTCTAGTCAGACCTCGGTCACGGCATTAGTAGGGTACATGGATGCAGGTGGTACCTACCGACCTAGTGCCTTCAGGAATGCTTATGAGTTTGGTGGTGTATTCCTGCTAGACGAAGTTGATGCAGGCAATCCCAATGTTCTAACGGCATTGAATAGTTCTGAGAATACGTTCTACTCATTCCCTGATCAGATGGTCCAAAGGCATCCTGCTTTCCGACTTATCGCTGCGGGAAATACGTACGGTACTGGTGCATCAAGGCAACACGTTGGACGAAATCAGCTAGACGAAGCCACGTTGAACAGGTACGTGTTCATTGAATGGCCTTATGATAATGAAATGGAGATGAATCTAGCCACTAACAAGGAATGGTGTAAACTTGTACAGCATGTGAGAAAAGAAGTTGACAACATGGGTATGCAAATCATAATCTCACCTAGGACAACGCTAATGGGGGAAGCATTGCTAAAGAAAGGTATCAAGCAGAAAGATGTAGTCAACATGGTCATCATCAAAGGATCCAATGCCGATACCAAGGCGAAGATAGAGAGAGTGATCAATGATTATAACAGACAACTCAAGTAAATTTCTGGTACGCTTTGATAGCGTACAAGAGATGATGGAACACAATGAAATGATCCCTGAATACAACGATGCTGATGAATTCAGGGGAGGAGTAACCTATAAGCAAGCTGAGGATCTGCTCCTCAGAGGATGGCCTGAAGGTAGACGTAAGCTAGGTGCTATCACTCATGCTAGTGGGTTCTCAGAAAAGCAATCCAATAATGTATTTGATCTGATCGAATCGGTATCAGGTAGCATGGTAGATATGGGCAAGTATCTATCAGGTGAGCCAGAATGTATGCTAGAATTCACAGCGGGGAGATCAGACAAGCTAGTGTCTATTCTCTATGCTCCTAAGCTACACAAGGAAGTAAGCAGCAATGCTATCTTCATGTTAGGTGCTTATCTGATGCAAGCAATTGATTCGCTAGAGGCTGATGGGTATCGGACTGAGATCATCTATCGATTTGGAGTAAACGGAGAACGAGCATATGCGGCTGATATCTACATCACACTGAAGACTTTCACTTCTATCATGGATGAAGACTTCCTAACATTCTGCTTGTGTCATCCTGCATTTCTCAGATGTTTGCTATTCTGCTACATGGGAAAGATGAAACTTCGAGATCCTGCTAAGTTGAACGATCACTTAGGATATCCCTGTAGTGCAACGGACAAAGAGAAAGAGAACTATGATATCGTTATCGAAGACTTAGTGCTGTATTCGGAACTATCGACAAAAGAATCCATCGAGAAATGTTTCGGGAAGTACAATTTGCACTTGACAGAAGAGGAAGAGTAGGATACTGAGATACTACTGTTGAGATTCCAAGGAGATCGATAGTGGGACTGAGTAGGTTTACGGACGTTGGGATAGTTACGATGATCCATCCGAGTCGAGAATCGACAAGGACAGGATCCCCAAGTATCTGTTTAGAGATTGATGTGGGAGAAGGGGAGAAGCACTTCGTCATGGCGACAGGACGACAGATGCTTGAATTCGTTAACGATAAGCTAAAGACAGGAGATACTATATACGTCGAAGGGAAACAGAAAAGAGACAAGACGTTCAGTGCAGAGATGCCGAAAAACATCATCATCAAATTCGCTAATCATATCTCAATTCTATCCGAGGTCGGATAGGTTGAGTCGAGCTACGACAAGAAAAGGAAACAGCATATGACAGAAGTTATCGCAAATGTGGAAGTTAAGGCCAAGTCGAAGAAAGGTCCCCAAGGACCTATTAAGCAATACGTTATCATCGGCGCAGAGCTTGGTGTGTTCGAGATGCTCGAAGAGTATTGCGAACGTACTGGAGCTGCCAAGGAAGATCTTCGGGCAGCTCTCAACCTTGCTTTTGCAACGGATGCCCGAAAGTCTATCCGGGTTCCCTTTGACCATCCTGCACTCGTTCTGGAAGCCAAGGCGAAGCGTGACCACACGCAACGTTACTTGTTCATCTTCGCCGATGGTACTGCGGCATACAGCTCTAAAACGCCAGAGAGCTATATCTCTGTCATTGACCTCAAGAACAAGACCATGACCAACTCGGTTGGAACCTTGGCACTCCCTTGGGAGAAGGGCGAATTCCACGGCACCCGGCCTGTCTCGAAGAAGGATAAGCCTGTCGAGGTTACTCCTGCCTAAGCACTATACCAAGACATTAACCTGATAGGGAAGATATGCCAATATCTTTCCTATCTCTATTTGGAGATCCTAGGATGATTAAATTTAGAGCCAGTAAAGAACAGCTTTGTCAGATTATGGCTAATGCTGTTAATGCCTCTGCCCCGATGGGTATGGGATTTCTTCGCTACGACAAAACTAAGCAGTATAAGCCTGAAGACTTTGAAGATAACGTTGCATCTGGAAACCTAGAACTAGACTATGTTGACGGTAGGATGGTTAAGTTATCCATTCGTTCTGCAGAAGAAGATACCTACACACTACGGGAACCGAGACCTGATTACCAATCTTGGTGCCGGAAATACCATACCGTGGCTGATCTGGTCACCAGTGCTGGTGCAGAGGTACTTGACACCTAACTGGTGCTCAACATGCTCTGTTGAGTCTCCTATCGCTATTTTGAGGGTATTATGGTCCGCGTCCTGCTTTGCTTCCTTGGCTTGGCCTGTATCTGTGCCTTGATTTGTGTCATCTTGGATTGGCTGCACTCGGTCTACCGGGAGATCTTTCCAAAGACAGACCCGGTAGTAGTAGCCTGGAATAGGGATAGGAGAGATTCTGAGACACTCTCTTGACCCTATGGTATGGTAGGAGGTTTGACTTCTACCGCTTCACCTTGAGCCTCTAAACGCTGAACAGCGCCTACCTCCAATCTCAATGCCTCTACTCTTTCCCTAAGTTCTATCTCTTCTTGCTTTAGCTTTGCTCTCTTGACTTTACATGCCTCACGGTATTGTGCTACCTTATCTGCCTTACTTTCATCCTGCCTATAGGCTTTATGCCTCTTCTTCTCTCTTTCTTTGAACTTATACTCACCTAAAGCAGACAATGCTAATTCATGTACGTTAGGTATATCGATACATCTATTGATTAGATCTAGGATAGGTCTGAAAGATAACCTAAACGTAGGAGGAACATAGTATTCCTCACCAGTAGCAGTTACCAGTGTATCATGATCCTGTTGTGTCACCCTGAATACTCCTACTTCAGGGATAACCAGTAGTCTATGTTTCTTTAGTTGATTCCTCATAGACTCTACCATCGACAGATAAGACGAGCTTGAATTTATTGGTGCCTCTTGTCCGAATATCTCTTCTAAACCTTTGATTGTTTTTGACTTTGAAAAGAAGATCACGATCTACTAACCTCTCTGCAATAGATAAGAACAAATCTTCTAGCTTACTACTAGCATTGAATATCATCTCTACACATCTCATAGCGGTAGGTTTATCTCTATTGACTGTCTTCCATTTGTATTCCTCTTCTAGCCATAGTGTACCAATGCTTGCTATCTCTACCTTATGGCCTTCAGCTAGGGCTTTGGCAATGACAGTGCCAAAGGCCCAGACATACTGCTGACATTCATCGTAACCTTTGCCCGTTGCTTTCGACATCTCCATGATCAGTTGATGAATTGCAAGTCTATAATCTTCCGATCCTTTCTTGCAAAGCTTGTCCTCCAAGGGTTTGAAGACGGAATGAATTCTAAACTTATTGAGCACTTGCAATCCCCTCTTGCCTAATCCTACCTACTATACTATAGTGACACATGAATTCTGTCAACCAGGGTAGGTCTGAGAGAGAAAGGCAAATGAAATGAGCATCATAGCACTAAAGGTTGGGGACCGTTATGTCTGTGAAAGGGTCGAAGATTGTGCTAGGTATCGGTTATTCCAGAGAGAAGGGCTGACTCCTCTCGATGGCTGGCATCAGGAAAAGAAGTTTCTCCATTCACTACTGGATCTTATGCCCACCATACTGAGCCAATCTTCCAACGAGGCAACGAGTCTGGAAGATGGCACTGTGAGGATAGGATTGAAAAGGTATCTCCCTATCCTAGCCTATACTTACAAACATGCTGAGAGAGTATTCTCACGCAATACACCTTACTGGTATGATGTAGCATGTGCTGTGAAGATAATGCAAGATGCAGAGATAAAGACTGTGAACATTATCTACTTTCAGATATCTCCTTTTGTATGTGGGGTTAACAAATACCTCCCTAACTACAAGTCTTTTAGGGTAGACCTTGAGGCAGATAAGGCAACGATAGACCTAAAACCTTCTTCTGCTATACCTTTGTCATACATAGCCTATCTGCCTGATGATGTGTTGCCTAGTAGGACTGAGTATTGGAATGGAGGGTTAGAAGGTAATCCATGCAATGTTTGTCACTACGCTTCTATGTGTCACCTCATACATAGGGATAGCCTTACATTGGAGCAAGTGCTCAATAAGGAATTCCAAATATGACAGATAGGATTAGATACTTTGATGCTCTTAATAGACCAGTAGAGACTAGGGTTACCAAGCACGTAGAAGGGTATATCGTAGTATCTGAAACCTTGGGAGAACCGCTAAGCAAAAGAATCATAGCGAGCTACGACAACACCAGAATCCCAAGGCTCCATTCTAGAGGGCTAGATGTATCTCCAGTGATATGGTTTGAGCTTACCAGAGAAGATGTGATGCCTATACTCAAGGCTATTATGAAAAAGGAATGCCCTACCGATTTCGAGGATGAGCCTCTTCCTTGGACAGAGACAGAACTAAATTCAACCAATCTAAAGGCATTCATCCTAGATACTAGGAGTAGGTATCTCTATGGACTATTGCCTGTATTGCAAAAATGGCACAAGGTAAGCATTGGAGGTGAGATGTCATGGAATAAGATGTTGGATATATTACTTACGTTCTTTAGTAAACTACCGCAAGACAACACGGAGATAGGTCTATTGTCATGAGCACAAAAGTTATTACTTTTGATATAGATGAACAAGCAGAGCTGAATCTCAGGAAACAGTATAGAGGATCCACGGATTATAGGATAATGCCTATCATTGCCTGCAGTCAATGTAAGTACAAGAGGGCAAAGACTGCGGCACACTTCTATTGTGGGTTAAAGAATTCAGTGAAGAAGCTATCGCCTAGAGAATTGTACATGGTATTGCCAGATGATTGTCCGTTGAAGAAAGCTAAACCAGAACATATGCCAGAAAAGGAATTGAAAGATGAAAGTGAAAAGCATCCAAGAGCAGAATAAGATATTAGTCCTTAAGCTTCTCTCTTGTGTAGAAACTTATCCTTTAATGAGATTCTCTCAGATCCTGTACAACTTTGGATTTGTCACACAAGCAGGAAAGATGTGGGAAGATGAATACCCTAAGCATCCTTCAGAGATTATCGAAAGAGTAGACGAAGCAATGAAAGAGATATTCTCTATAGTCGTACCGATTAAGGGGACTGATGATGCCAGTAAAGCATGACTATAGATGTAGACTATGTGATGTAATCATCATGGATTCTTATGAGAAAGAGACTTGTCCTGAATGCAATGGTCTCATGGAGATTACCTATGAACACTGGACTGAGAATGATCTAGCTATCCCTAATCATGGACGATGTAAGAATGAACTGACAGACCATGACGGAAAGCGTAAGATGTTCAAGGCATCTGAGGATCCAGTATGTTCTATTGAGTTGGGGTTGATTGATGACCCTGCTAGTAGGGGGCTTAGGACCTTTACTCCTGAGCAGGCACAGCACTTCAGGAATAGACTGATACGAGACAAGGATGATAGCCCTACGATGAGGAGAGAGATCCTAAGAGCTAGGGCAGACAATGAGAAAGCTAAAGGTATAGTGACCGGATACGATACGATGTAAGGAGATATTATGCACAGAAGGGTACAGGTTCAAGTTTTCTATTGTCCTATCTTAGAATATCATAGCTTCATAAAGAAGATGAGGAGATATAATTGGGAGATAGTACATGCTACGTTGTTAGAGGGTGGTAGGAAAGAGATTAGGTTTATAGTGGAGAAAGAAGTATAACAAGGAGTCTATCATGAGCTTAGAACCAGCGGTATTTTGTGCAGGGTGTGAAGAGTTTGCAGTGGTGTCAGAGGAATGGAAAGAATGCCCTAACTGCAACGGTCATATCGATAGTGATGACGTTTGCTGTCAGGGTTGCGGTAGGTGTGCCGAATGCGGAGCTATGGCTGACGAATTCTGTGATGAATGTGGATACTGTATCTCCTGCTGTGATTGCGATGAAGATGAGGATGAGGATGAGGATGAGGTAGCAGAATGATCAGAGAAGGCATACTTATTGTAGAATCGGGATTGACTCTGCCCTATCAACTTGAGGTAAGAATCCCTAGAAGGAACAATACTGTCAATGCCTTTTCATCTATAGATGCTTTACCCTCTGCTGAAGGACTATACACGACCGATGTCTATCTCGCAGATAGAGATTGGTATATGACTACAGATCTTCCAGGGCATGAAGTACCTGTAGACTATATGCTTCGATCAATACTTGAAGCTATCCGTAGTTATGAGCAGCATAGAGCTAAGTGTCCAGCATATGGGTTCATTGTGAACAAGGATTATACAAAATTGATTGTACATGGGTTTAAGATAAGGATGCCATACTGATGAAATTAGATTTGGAGAATGAGAACCTGATCAGAGAGTTGAATAAGTGCATAGATAGTAGATCGAGCTACGACGTTTGTGCTGACATCATAGCCATTAAAGAGAAGCTCGTAGCTAGACTCTGGGTGCTACAGTGCAGAGAAACCATGTTTGTGAAACAACGTGACATCCTTATTGACATTAAGGATCTTGTTGGAGGAGCTGATTTGTGAAAGAGTCTATCAATAATTCCCCGCTTATAGACGCTGTGCTGAATAACTGTGATGTAAGTCCTGATATCAAAGAGGAGTGTAGAGCAATCCTTACGAAAGCAATGCACTCTTGTGAGATACTGATGAAAACTTATGATAAGGACCCCCGTCGCCATACGCTCGGACCGATACCATTTTTTCTGTTAAGTATTGCGAACCTGCTTAACCTCATTGCACTATCCCCTGAGAATAGGGAATCTGAATCAATAAAAGTAATGATGTCTGGTAATCATTATCTTATCTCTGAGTTCCTTACTCACATCTGCAAGAAAGGAATCCAAGAGGTAGATATGACAGGAGTAGAAGTGAGGATAGAAGATGGATCACAACAGTCTGAAGAGTAGAGATTTGACAGTATTTCATAGAGTCATGTGCTATGAATGTAAGTATCAGGATGATTGGGAGTGTCATCTAAACCCTCCTCAAATGGTATTTACTGTGCAGACTAGTAGAGAGACTGACTACAGGGATGAAAATACTTATCATTTCTTTCCTACAGTGAGCGGTAAAGATTGGTGTTCAAAAGGAGAGTTGAAGGTATGAGAGCAATAGGGATTATGAGTGCTGTAACCGCAATGGGGATTACACCATTTGAAGTAGAACGTAGAATAGCTAATCGGGATATCTATGAAGCTGGTATTAAAGCCCAGAGAGTTGATAGACCGAAGGCTAAAGCTCAGAGGAAAGCAAGAAGGATTGAAAGAAAGAATAGGAAATGATGAAAGAAACTAAGACAATCGTAAACGGAATTAGGTGTGATGGTTGCGGAAGCCAGATGGTTATCAATGTAGTAGTGAATCATCAAGAAGATGTACATGCAGAGAGTGTCTCTCTACAGTGTACAGATAGAGAATGCTACTACGGAAGCATTAGCGGTAGAATTAGTATAGCTTCTCATGCTACCCAGATAGACAAATAATGATCTGGTGGCTTACCCCGAAAGAACTGAAGCTATTGGCGCTTAGTATGGAAACTGATAGGAGACAGTACAAAATGATTTCATATACAATTGTTCATGGTGTTCAGTGTACCGCATGCGGAAGTCCGATCGTAGCTACTGCTGAACCGATCGGAGACGGCGGAGATGTAGAGATGGGACTGCAGTGTATCGCTAAGTGTCCGGGCAACCCGATGAGAAACATAACCTACCCTAACCACATCCAAATGAAAAAGACTTGACAACGCCAAACCCTTATGCTAGTAGAGATTCAAGCCGGTTGGGGCGGTAGCTCCGTCCCTGACCGCCAGCCATCTGCCGGTGGCTGTTGAGCCTCCCAGAGCCGCTGGGGGCACTAGGCGGGACCGGCCAGTCCCTTAGATCCCTCCTGCAGGCGAGATAGAGGATCGGCAACGAAAGAGTTATCCAGTAGGCATACTGGTACTTAGTAGGTAGGGTAGAGCCGTTGTAGAGATACAACGGCCTTCTTATTATCTGGAGACTGATATGATCATAGCATCTATCGATCCCGGAAAGAAAGGTGCAATTGTAATCCTTAACAAAGGTAAGATAGAATCTCACCTTGTTATGCCATATCACAAAGATCAACTCCAACTACGTCAAATCCAATCCTTTCTCTCTCAGTACCCTATTGAGTATGTTATAGTGGAAAAGGAAGCTCCACGTCCAGGTCAGTCATCTCAATCCATGTGGACATTCGCAGTAGAATATGGGATGCTATTAGCAGCTCTCATAGATTACAAGATAGAACTAGTCCCTCCAATAGAATGGGCAACGTGTTTGGTCGGGCTAGGCAGAAGTTCGCTTGGGCTAAAATCGTGCAATGGCGGGGATGTGGAGGCCGGAGAAGGCCCTTCTAAGAATCAGACCAAAGTTCGGTTCCGCGAGATCGCCAAGGCACTTTTCCCCGAAGTACCTCTCCACGAAGGCATCATTGACGCCGTACTCATTGGATTCTATTGGCTTTATCGGCAAGGGTTCATCGCACAGTGGCGGAACACCAAGCGGCAGTAAGCGAACTATTCTCACCCCTCCGATCTTTGACAGAATCACTTTTTCATGCTAAAATAGCTTTATCAAGCGGAAAGTTGATCCAATATTAAAACAATAGTGTCCCCTGCAGAAAATCACTATAGTGATTTTTGTGGGCGAGAGTATGAGATCTCACTGTCTCGCACGCGTTGGAGGTATCCAAAAAAATAGGATTTTCCTTTTCTCCGTATGAGATCAAGGATCAAGATATACCACTCTTGACCCTCTCTTGCTTTACAGATCAAATCTTCGGATGATGTCAGTAATAGGCAGATGAAGCAACGACTTGTAAGCTTTACGACAGGATCACTTGCTGTCAAGCCAAAGGTGGGTTATGAATGTCGGTAAGAACTCCCTCGATAGCCCCCGAAGCATTGAGAAAGTTTGAGGAAATTCAGAATCTTCCGCCAAGAAGCTTCTGAAAAGGAAAAGAAGAACAGGAACATACGCGCCTGCAGTGGAGCCTCTCAGTAGCACCTCTGTTGTAGCATGGGTGCTTGAACGTGTCAAGACTTTGTGAAACCAGAGGAGTAGGACTAGATGATAACCCCCGATCAAGCTCTTTCCCAATTCAGACAAGCTACACTTCCAAAGCTTACGAAGGTAAGAAGTAGCACCTCATCCATTATTTACAGGGATACCAAGTACAAGATACCCGATGCTATATCTCGTATACAGGAAGAGTTTGGCGACCAGTACCCAGAAGTAGCGATACCAGTAAACAAGATGTCAAGTTTCGTGAAAGAGATGATCAACTCAGTTATCAACCCCTCTGAAGAATGTGAAGAGGAAAAGAAAACCTTCAGAGCTATAGAATGGGTGGCAGAACTTAGGAAGAAAGTTAATCCGACTCTTATCAACCCTACTGAATGGGAGAATCTTACGGGTCTAGATATCACAGAAGCCTACTCAGTCCTTCAGCAAGAGGAGGCGGGAAAATACAAAGCCTTCCCGAAAGATAAACAGTTGATAATGGCCGCTGCAGATAATGAAAGGCAGATACATCTAGAGGAAGAACGTGAGAAACTATTCAACATGCTGAAGTACGACGGGAGTGATAGTAACCTAATAGAGGAGATAGTAGACATCTTCGCAGACCACGATGGAGATCAGAGAACACGACTAGCATACATCGGAGCGTTAAAGCATTTCTTCTGGGGCATCAAGAATAAACTCAGAGGGACGGATATAAGTAAGAAGTCCCCTTTGATAATCTGTTTCCAATCCCCTACTCAATCGGTCGGGAAAAATACTCTGATCGACACCCTATTCAAGTCTCTCGGATTTCTCTATAAACCAGATACAACCTTGGAAGAGATATCGGACAAATTCTCTGTCCGAACTATATCTGCCTATGCAGTAGGGCACCTAGATGAGTTCTCGGACCATAACGCGGATGTGGCGAAGGTTAAATCTTTTGCAACGGCTTTCTATAAAGGCGGTAGAGGGATATTTTCTGAGACTTATAGGAGTTTCAGAGTACGTGTATCCCTGGTAATCTCTACGAACTTTAATATCTTTTGTCAGATCCGGGACCAATCAGGCATCCGCAGATTTATGCCAATAATGGTGAAGAAATCCGAGGAGGCGTTTGCACTATTCAGGAGGCTTGCCACACCGGAAGGGCAGGAAGAGATACTTCAGATGTATAGGTCTATCGACGAAGACTCAGAAGCACCCGCTGCACCCAATACCCCGGAAGCGATAGAGATAGCTAGGATACAGGAGGAAGTGGTCACTAACGCTACTCTATCCCCATTTATGGAGAAGATGGGACTCAGAATGCCGGACATACTTGATATAGTAACAGTCCTACCTGTCAATGCATTGTATGAAGTCTATTCTGCGTTCTGCAAGGAGACTAAGAGGTATCACATGGACCCGCTTAAATTCCCTACCGCCCTATCTACGGCAAGGTTCAAGGTTAGCAAGTCTGGACAGGTTGAGGTGATCGTGACACAGGAATTGCAGGGAGCATTAAGAGAAGCAGGATACAGGAAGGCAACATTTAATACTAAGATATTTGAGGGCTGATATGAAATTCGTATACCTAGATACTGAGTTCCGAGACTCCAATGAGAAATTAGTTACGCCTATATGCCTTGTGACCTTAACCTTTGACGAGCTTGACAGTCCGGTGTGGCATGAGTTCGTAAGACCTTTCACACCGGAGAAACTATATCAGCTACGACAATTGTTCAAAGATAAAACCCTTGTAGCATATGGCGCAGGTTCAGAAGCCGGGTTCTTGAGAGCTATCGGAATAGACCCGAATGAATATAAGTGGGTCTGTCTTCTTTCCGAATGGAAGCAACTCACCAACGAGAACGATCAGTTTCAATATGGTGAGATATACGTCACCCGTAAGGAAAAGGACGACGTTAAAGGTGGTGGCGGATACAAAGTGATCACCACTACAAGACCAAATAACAAAAAAGATAAACAGAAAGCTGATGCGAGAGATGAATATGGCAACGAGATAACGGCCACCTCCGCACAGGCTCAGTGGAGCTTGGTGTCAGCCTGCTACGGCCTATTAAAGGTGAAGATAGACTCAGAGCACAAGGAGAAGATGAGAGATCTTATCTTAGGTAAGAGGGACTACACCGAGAGTGAGCTAGAAGCTATTGTCAAGTATTGCGGGTCAGACGTGGAATATCTGCCAGCATTGTTGACCACTATGGTTGAGCATGGGTGCAAGCTGAGTTGGATACAGCCAGAAGATTTCTTCAAAAGAGCGTATGCCAAAGCACAATATCAGATTGATTTAGATCTTATCCGCAGTGTCGGGATACCTCTTAACAAGGATATGTTTCAAAGGATGGTTAAGGGTCAGAAGGATATCGTGAGAGCATTGCAGGAGGATTGCAACCTTCTATACCCGTTCTTCGTTCAAGATAATAAAGGCATATACCACAAGAACGAAGAGGCTTTCATTGAGTTTCTGAGGAGGAAAGACCTGCTTGAAGTCTGGCCTAGAACCCCGGCATACCACGCTGCAAGAGAAGCCTTGAGCAATCCTGAAGGGCTGAGCGAAGGGGGGATGCTCAAATACAGACGGGCTTTCAATAAAGGTTACAGCACAGACAAGGATACACTGAAAGACTTTGAGCATATCCCCGAGATATTCCGGCTCAAGGAAGCAATAAAGACAGACTCAAACCTGAGAACATTCAGCGGTAACAACTTGCCAAAGGCTATGGAGTACATCGGCAGTGACTGGAAACAGAGAGCCTACCTCAACGGGTTTGGGACAGGTACTTCGAGGAATAGTCCAAAGGCCACAAGCTTTATCTTGGCTCAATCTCACTGGATGCGGTGCCTAGTACAGCCGCTTGAAGGGTACTGCTGGATCAACGGTGACTATTCAGCACAGGAAATATTGATTGCAGCTTGTGAATCAGGCGATGTAAACATGCTTGAAGGATATAGGTCTTCCGATCCTTATATCCACTTTTGTTTGCAGACAGGTGTGATCCCCCTGGAAGATGCACATCGGCCCATTAAAGAACTGAAAAAACTGTACCCGAAGGAACGGGCACTGGCAAAAGGAACATGCTTAGGGCTTCTTTATTCTATGGGTGTTGATAAACTGTGGGCCAAACTGAACAGGGAAATATTCGATGCCGATGGGAATAAGGTCAGAGTAGAGCGCGAAAGAGCGGCAGAATTACACAGGCATCACCATAGTATCTTCAGTGACTACTGGAAATTCACTAAGATGATCGACAGGGAATACAGGAAGGATGGGTATCTGCTTACCCGTGACGGATGGGCAATGTACGGTGATAATCCGAACGGTGCATCTGTGATGAACTTCCCGATTCAAGGCGGAGGTGCCACGGTGTTGAGAAAAGCTGTAAGGCTGTTGCACGAAAGAGGTCTACAATGCTGTGCCACTCAGCATGATTCTTGCACTATTCTTGCACCTCTGGACAGAGAAGAGGAACAGAAGGGTATGTTGATTCAGACAATGAAGGATGCTTTCTCATTCTATTATGCTCCTGAAGAAATCAGAGTTGATACTCATGTGCATAGACACGGTGAATGGTATTCCGATGGAGATCCGAGAACCAAATTCGTAGAGAAATTGATTCACATATTGGACCCAGAATTGTATAGCTTAATGAACGCATAGGGGAAGCATATGCCACAGTACATTGTCAGATTAAAAGGTTGTGAGCATTCTGATGAACTAGGAGAGTGGAAAAATAAAGAAGATGCTAAGTCCGATTTCATAGAAAATAATGCAGAACTATTTGAACATTACGATGATGACCCTCATAGATATCCACATGGCTGTCAAGACTATTCCACTGATGACATCATAGTAGAGGAGTATGTTGATGACACACTGTAGAACTTGTATCTATTATGGAGAACCTGAAGATGGGCTTTATTACAAAACCCCACTTCAATGCCTTGCTGAGCCTAAACCATACGAGGTTAAACCGACCAGACCCGCTTGTCGTCACTACAAACATAAGTTTGATGTGCCAGCGTTGGATGGGGTAGAAGGAAAAGAATGCCAGAAAGAAACTGATGCCGGATATATGATTTGCCCTAGCTGCAAATCTCAGAATGTATTCACAGAACGTAGGTTGAATGGAGATCATTTCTGTGGAAATTGTCACCATAAATGGCCGCAGGGTATTGGACGAACTACCACAGAGAAGCCAAGTATATTGAAACCTGATTCTGTCATCGTGAAGAATGGAGAGCCTTTGAAGTTCTCTGACGGAGCAATGTTTGACAAGAAGATTATGGCTGTTCTCGGTGGGTGGGTTGATGTTCCTACAGTTGAGGAACAACGAAATATCTATGAGAAGGTTGCAAGGGAATACGCTGAGAGATTGGATAAGATGGGTGATCATCACAATGCACTATTGAAATTGGTAAGAGAGAAGGCACCAGATATTTACGTTGAGTTTTGCAATATGGAGATTAAGTAATGGAACCGAATTTGAAGCAA